GGTTGCCAAGTTGTAGCGGGGACCTTTCTGGTAGTCTACACCTTCCGGTTTTGATTCGCCTTTCTGGATGGCTTGAAGCAACATTGTGTCAAAAGAACCAACTTCAACCGTTGCATGAGTAATCGGGATTACAGATACATACTGTTCGACAAGACGGATATTCAGCTGCTTCTTATGTTCCAGAGAAGGTGCAAGCCAACCCTCGCTGCGCTTGCGATTATCGAAGCGCGGTTTACGGTAACGCAGTCTGTTTCTGCGGGTACGGCGATACTTGCGGCAATCATCGTGATGTTCCTTCTCATCTTGCAATGTATCATACTGTACGGACACATATTCGCGAGATTCGCTTTTTACGCTGATGCCGATGTAGTTGTAGCCAACATCCTCACAGATTTCAATAGGCTGCGTGTTTGTTTTACTGTCATACAGCAGCTGGATGGTAAAGGGATGGCGCTTAACGATTTTTGCTTTTCCGTCTTTCAAGAGTCGGCGTACCTTGCCAAGACGGAAGGTAGGCATTAAGCGTTCACCACTGTTGCTGAGAACACAAACGCAAGTGCTCATGCAAGGTACTCCTTTCGTAAATAATGAATCGATAAGTCAGGGCTTGCGCCCTGTGGTCCACTTCGCCAATGTTATGCACTGTTTTAGCCTTTCGGCATGGCAGCCGCACATCTCCTACCCTTAGAGATGTTTAACGTAATACATATCAACGGCTTGCGTCATTGACACATACACTGCCCGCAGAGCCCGACACTTGTGGAGCATAATCGGGGTGCCTATATTATGAAGATGATTGCTCATCAAATGCATAACGGAGTTCGCAGCAACCGAAGTTACTGTTCACCGAAGCTAATCAACCGGGCTTACGGGTTGCCCCGCAAGCCCCGTCTATAACCGGCGAACCGGTTTAGGCGGGGTTGTTGACCCCCTCCTTATGCTGCCGTAGATGTATCAGGTTGTGTGTTTTCTGAATCCGGAGTTTTAGTTTCGGCTTCATCCTCTTTGGTTTTTGCTTTGCTTTCAGCTTGCTCGGAATTTCCCTCAGACGAATCCGCACCAGTATCAGTGTTCTCTGTATCATTTGCTATCTCCGGTGCTTTTTCGCACAGTGCGCCAGCAAACATGTTCTCTTTGTTCGTCACGCTGCTGGTATCCCAGCCATCTGTCGGCGAAGCATCCGAGAGAGAAAGGCAACCGGCAAAAGCTTCACTCATATCAGTTACTTTCGAGGTATCCCACTTCCCCATCCCGGCAATAGACTGCAAAGCCTCACACTGATAACACATCCTGTTCATCGTAGTGATGTTCGCCGTGTTCCAGTTCTCTAATCCACCAATGCTGGTGAGCTTCTTCATTCCGGAAAAAGCAGATGCCGCAGAAGTCACCTGCGAAGTATCAACGTTCTGATACTCGATGTTTTCAATGTCGGCAAATGCCTCATTTTCATCAAAAGAAATGCTGTTTCCCTCACCAAAGACAAGTGTTCCGCCAGCCGAATTCGTGACGTAGAGCCGGTTCTCGCCTTCTTTTACAAAAGCCAGAATTGCACTGGAGCCGATTCCAGAGACATCAAATACTTTGGCCGATTCCGGGACCTGATAGCCGCCAAAGGAAATCGCCTTGATTTCAGTCCCGGATTCCTTGAGCTGCGTCATTGCCTGCGCAAGGTTTGAAACGTTCATCGAAGCTGTCGGCGCAGGTGCCACGGTGCTGTCGGAATCCTCGTTCGGAAATTCATTATCGGACTCATCATCAGATGCGGTAGAAGTATCGTATGTCACGGTACGGTTATCGGAAGTGAAATTATAGCTGCTCAAAGCGCTGGAAGGGTTTCCGGCAATGGTAAGACCCATCTTGCTGCTCACGTAGGTAAAGCCCGTGGAAAAGCCCGGAGTCGGGAGATAAGCTGTCGCAAAAGTATCCGCGACCGTGATTTTCGAAAGACCCGTGCATCCATACATCATGCTGGAGAAATCCGTGACATTTTTGGTGTTAAAGCTGCTGAAATCAAGGCTTTTAAGTCCTGTGCATCCCTTGAACATGCTGTTCATCGTCGTGATTTTACTGGTATCCCAACGGCTGAGTCCAGTAATTGTAGTCAGTGACTTCATGTTATAGAATGCGTAAGCAGCGGATGTCACGCGAGTCGTGTCAACTGCATCAAAGTTAATGGTCTTGATATTGTCAAAAACCCTAGAAGTGTCAGACGCACCGCTTTTGAAGCAAATGCTGTTACCGGAAGCAAACGCCACCATATCACGGTTCGTATCTGTCACTCGAAGCTCTGTGCCATTCTGAACGCCCCACCACCAGCCGCCGTACATCGTGGTCGGAACATACGCGACAATCGATTTGTCACCCTGGCCGGATACGTCATAGGTCGTTGCATTGCCCGGAACTGTATAATTGCCGAACGAAATAACGGTGATGTTTTTTCCCTGAGAGGAAAGAGTCGTCAATACAGAAGCAAGACGGCTCACATCCATCAACGGCATCTGCGCCGTGACATTGATGGTGTATTTGGACGAATAGATGACGCGAGTCCCGGTACTGTCATATGCGGTCTTCGTGATGTTCGCAGTTCCGATTGCCGAAGCGATAATATGGCCGTCCGAACTAATGGAAGCCACGGAGGGGTTATCGGATTCAAATACAATATGAGTTTTATCCTCATAAGCGGGAGAAAGCAATACAGAATTGTCTCCTACCTCAACTGTATAGGTATCTCCTACCGAAGCGTAAAACACCATATTACCGGTCCATTCGCCTGGAGTGAGGTGCGCAGTCACGGAATAATCGGTTTGTGCAGTTTTCCCTTTTACAGCAGTTGCGTCCCATTCTGTTGCAGTGGTAGCAGTGGCGGTGCAGATAACATCGGTGCTGCCGTCGCGGTGCATGGTCGGAGCAGAGGTATTAAAAAATACTTTCTGGTTTGTCAGCAGTTCGCCCGTTGCCTTGATAGAAACGGTGTTAGCATAATCTCCAGTGCCACCGTTTTCATTGCTCAGTGTCACTGATTCGGGAACGGTAATGATGTACACTGATTCATCAACTTCACCGCCCGTGCCGCCTTTGTGTTCGCTGATAATACGTTCAACGCAATTTGTGCAGATAACGCCATCTGCGTTGCTGACAACGTACATATTTTTCAGGGCATATCGTTGAGTTGTGCTCGATGTTAGGCCCTCAACTTCTTCACAGTTGTAGAATTCAGTGTACTTCTGTGTGCCACCATATGTAGGCATAGGCGTTACCAATGCACCGCACAGCACGCAGTTTTTGTAGCCCATGCCACCCCAGCTTGCAAATGCCATGGACACATTACATACCATGGCAAAAATCATAAACAGAAAACTCGCAGCCGCTTTTTTGATGTTCACAGATTTTCACATCCTTTCGAATTTGGCATTATGACATCGTGCAGGAAAATGTAGCTGTACCCTTCCAGCTGCCTGCTGTCAGTGTCGCGGAAACCACATAATTGCTTGTAGTTCCGCCATTCAGCAAGTCGGAGTATGACCAGACCGTTTTCGGTTTTGCCGTGAATGTCACGGGAGCCTTAGTCCCAGACGCATCGGTCATATCGGTCACTGTGGTAGTCACCGTCACTTTTTCGTTACTGCCAACGCTGCCTTTGAGATTTACCGGGATTGTACCCGTATAAGTACCAGACCCGTCCGTACTCTTCGACAATGCAACAGTTTCCGGCACCGTAATCGTATACCCGGAAGTCACATCGGCAACAAGCGCCGTTGTCGCAGTCTTATCCACTTCGGCCAGAGCAGTTCCGGTATTGAGACAAATCGCCAGAAGGGCTGCCAGAACTTTCTTTGATGTCTTCATAATAATGCCCTCCTCTGCATAGCGGCATGATTCAAAAATTTAAGCCAAAGTACAGGTAAAGGTCGCGGTTCCGGTCCAGCTGCCGGGGGTGAGGGATGCAGAAACAACATAGTTACTGGTGGTGCCATTGCCCTGCATGTCAGTCCGTGACCATTTTGTCTTGGGGGTAGACGTAAATGTAGCAGCAACGCTGTTTCCTGCTGTATCTTTCATCGTAGGCGCAGTTGCCGCAACCGTTACCGTTTGATTGGCTGCTACATCTCCCTTGATGTTGACAGCAATCGTACCCGTATACGTGCCGGTTCCTGTAGTCGTGCTGGTCAGCGCGATTTTTTCAGGGACAGTGACTGTATACCCAGACCCGACCTCTGCGGTAATCGCGGTAGATGCAGATTTACTCGTAGCGGCAAATGCGGGGGCTGTATTGATGCCAAACATCATTACAAAGCTCAATGCCGCTGCTATAAGTTTTTTCAGTTTCATGGTAAAACCTCCGTGTTCAAAAGAAAAGGCGGCCAGCCTGCTTGTGAGGCCGACCGCTTTTCGGTTTTGTGCGGGATACCCCAGTTTTTATTATGGGGATTGATTATGCCAGAGCGCAGGAGAAGGTAGCAGTGCCTTCCCAAACACCAGGAGTCAGGACTGCAGACAGACCGTAGTTGTCAGTCGTGCCCTGGCCAGAAGTCTCCATACGGGTCCAGCTCTTCTTAGGAGTGCCGGTAAAGGAAGCCGTAACGTTCTTTGAACCAGAGCACTTCATGATAGGTGCAGTGGAAGTAACGGTCACGGACTGACCTTCACCGATGTCGCCCTTTACGTTGACGGGAATCGTACCAGTGTAGGTGCCACTCCCGCCCTTGTTGTTGGTCAGGGTAATGGATTCAGGGACGGTCAGGGTGTAGGACGGGGTAACAGTGGCATTAACCTTCGTGCTGCCGGAAGTTGCAGCAAAAGCGGAGGTTGCACACATAGTCGCGGCCATCGCACAAGCGAGGGCCATCGACATAGCTTTGGCGAGTTTCATCTTCAGAAACCTCCTTCGTTGATTGCGGACACAAAATCAGCCATGTGCAAGGCCATCAGCTGATTCGAGCCCTTGTCTTTTACTATTTATCTCCCTTGCGAGTTTACCAAAATGCGCTTGTCGCGCAATTCAGCCCAGTTAAGATACAACGGCCGTGACCGCAAACTCAGCGCCATTGCGCGGCTGTTGGTCATCTACACCAACAGTAGATACCGAGAACACCACAGCGTGCTCTCCTGCCCCGGTAATGTAATCCGATGCCTGCCAGGCGTATTTCTGGCCTGGAGCAATGTAATCGGATTCATAGAGCACTTCATCGTTCTCAAGAATCGTATATTTGAAGTAGACATGGTTGCTTTCCGGGTTCACCAGGTCCACGGTACTGTCAGGGCTCACATAGATGGTCGTGAATGCCGGGAATTCGATGAATCGCATCTCCTCGGAATCGGTTTTGCCGTTGTCCATCGTCCCGTCATACGCTTCGCCGTCAGCAATCACGATTTCGCTGCTTGCGGAGCTGGCATCGCTGCCGCTGCCATCAAGGGGCTTGTTCACCATTTTATAAAGGCTTGCAGTGATAAGGGCGACGAGCAGCACGAGAGCAGCAATCACCGCGATAATCAGAAGAAGAATCGGCTTTTCCTTCTCACGCACAATGCCAACGAGTTCCCCGGTTTCAAGCGGCAGGTATCCGAGAATATCACCGGAAACCTTTTCTCTCACGGAATACCGAGTATCCATATTGGCGTCTTTGAACTGCGCAAAATCGGCCCCGTTGTCATTGAACTCAACAAAGCCGTAATCGTTTGCTTTGTATTTTTTCTGGCCAGCATCGATGTAGCCGACAATCGTAATCGGCTTTCCATCAACCATCTTGGCCGGAATTGCCAACAGTGGCTTGGTCATATTTTCAAATTTGACGTTGATTGCCGGAAAATCATCCGGAATTTCGGCAAGATAAAACTTAGTTGCCATGTTATAACCTCTTTCTTGATTGCTACTTTTTAGTGCCACTTTAGGCTGCTGTTTTTATTATCTTTGATTCGCACGGATGGGCAAGTAAAAGAAAGCCTAAAAAGCAAAAAATGATTTTTTGTGGAAGAACAACAAAAGAATAACAAAAAGGCAACAAAAAAAGAGCCCCCGCACTACAGCAGGAGCTCGTAAGTTAGTGCAAATTATCGTATTTATTATACTTTTTGTCTTCTTTTTCTTCGGGCATGCTGAGCTGTTGGTCTCTGCCGTTTTCTTGTGGACCAGCCCAGTTATCCTTTTCGCTATCGGTCTCTTCGGAATCTTCCAAATCTTTTTTGGCTTTCGTCTTTCTGGAAGTGGTCTTTTTCTTTTTGGGTTCAGCAAATATATCGGACAAATCATAGGGCGAAACCGCGATTGCAGTTGCCCCTTCATTCATTTCCGCTGCATGATTCAGAATCCAAACAAGTTTTCTCCACTGCCATTCGACCATATCGGTTCCGAGCTTCGATACGATGACGGAAGCCTCAGCCTGCTTGGCTTTGACCATCGCCTGCAAGAGACACCCGTACAGATACGGGAACTGAATTTTCGAGCCGTACTTGTCGGCGGTTTCAGTACTGCAAATCATAATTGCAACAATCGTGTTCTCGTTATTGCCCGGACAGAATAGAACCTGACCGGGATACCGAAGCTGTTCTGGCAGCTTATGTAAGTACCACTCTTTTGCTTCCGGGAATCTCTTTGCAAATTTCTCAAGAGTCTTGGTATCCCAAGTCCCCTTGTCATTGCAAAAGCAGCAAATGATTCTGCGGCCCTTGATATCTCTGGGGATTGTCTCCCCTTTCATCAATGAAATTCTCATGTCAGGCATATTAGTCGAGCTCCGAACGATAATAGAGTTCAATGCCAAGACGCTCTTTTACGAGTTTCTTGATAAGTTCTGCACCATATCTCTGAACATTGATGCTCTGGCTGAAAGTCGGAACCGCAATATTGAGCCAGCTCAGCTTGCGCCTGTTGGCACCGACCAGCAGGCTCATGTCCTTTTCGAGCTGAGAATCAGCTTTCGGATACCAGAAAATGAAACCACAGTCAAAGCTGCCCTCCTCATTGAGATGAGCAGTTTCGATGTCTTTGATTTCGTTTTCGATTTCCGGAGTGCGCAGGAAAAGGCGAATCTGGGTTTCGACCTGCTTGACGCGGCTTTCCACTTCATCGATTTCCTTCTCGGCTCTCGCTTTCTGAACATTGTTCAGCAGCTGCGAGATTACGCCATCCGGGTTCAGATGCTTGCGCAGCCCTTCGATTTCCTTGTCTTCAATATCGTCTGCGATGACAGTATCGACATAGGAGGTATCGACCAGCGGGCTTTCAAACAGCGGAACCGCAACGCCAAAGCCGTTCACGGAAAGCACTTTCTGATTCGTGCTAAAGCGTTTGAGTGTAGGACAATCAAGATTGACCCATTCCTGAACAAAGCTTTTTGCGCGGGACAAGTCCGTGCAGCGGCGTGTGGTGGTTGCGGAAGAATACTCGTACCAGACGACTTCCTTCTCGTTCGCATACCGAATGCTGCCAACAGGCGGATTCTTGAGGTCCTGGCCGCGAATCAGCTGAACATAATCAATCTGATTGGCTTTCAGAAATGCTTCAAGAACCCAAGGGCTGACGGCTACCATGTAGTCCTTTCCTTCTTCGTAGTTACCTGCAGGCTTGATACTGCGCATGTCTTTTTTGTATGCCTTGAGCGGCGTGCTCATAGGAGTCCAATCATCGTCAAAAGTCTTGACAAAGGCTTTGGGTCCATTGCTTGTGTTTGCAAATTTAATTTCAGCTTTCATAAATCAGGGCAAGGAGACCCGCGACTTTAGTCGTGGGAGGAATTGCCCGTTCACATCCTTTCTATTAGATAATTTGTTGCAGGCTCTAATAGCCGCAATTTTTTAAATGTTACACCTTTGGAAATACGCGTGCCGTCTAGCTTTTTGAGGGTAAAACTTCCCGATGCACGACGACCGGAAACGAAACACGCTTGTCCTTCTTGTTGTTCAGGGCCGGGATGTTGCCTGCCGTTTTTAATGCCATCAGAACCAGATACCAAACTGAGGTTCAGCGTCATCCAGCAGCCAATTCTTCCAGTCACGGCAAGTCATCTTGCCAAAGGCTTCATGATTTCGCAGAATATAGCATAAAAGCTGCGATTTCTGCGTTGCGCTCATGCCGTCAATGACATGTTGACGGTCATTTTTTCTGCCCCAAATATCCACAGAGTTGCCAAGAGAATTGAGGTTTTTGAGAATGTATTGTTGTGTATCGTTGTCGGAATCCTCTTTATCGCAGATATACTCTACCATAAAGGGATAAAACTTTTGAACAGCTTCCTGAATGGTAGCTGCCGTAGTTGCGCCATGCGATACTGCCCAGCCACATTCCATGCCAGTCATTGGCAATGGAAACATGACATACATCTCATATCCATCAATCTCAATTTGACGATAATAAATACGATAAGGAGCGTTTTCGTTACAAAATACATTCCATTTCATCAAATTATGTGTGCAGGTACACCGTCTATAGTCGCTTGCGACTTAGGCGGTGAGGAATGCGCTAACCAAGAGGCAATTTGAAGTGTACTCAGTTAGCACAAATACCCTGCTACTCCTTTCTTTAAATGATTAAGATATTTTTTCCCATGCAGAATGCATGGAATCTGTCGTCTTTACGATTTTAAGCTTTTTAAGGCTTACAGATTTTTGACCATTTTTTTGCAGGTACTTTGAACTCTACATTTACGGAACCCTTTTTATTGGTATGCGTGCCATGCACAATGAGAACTTCTCCGAAGCCATAAAGCTTACCACCTTTTTGGTGATTGGCTGATGTGTGGCACTTTTCGCATACTCTTGATAAGCATAGCTCACACCTCCGTGTTGCTTTCAGAAATAGCGCCGTCAATACTGGCAGCTTCAACGAGTCCACGAATGTATGTTTCTACCTTTTTGCCATAAGCCACATTGTCTAGATAATTCTCTACAACGCGAGCCGCATGTGCGCACCTGATTCGTTCATCATGGTCAAACTCTGTGCCGCCAAAGGGAATGAAGAAACAAAGCTCATGACCATCCTTATCTGTATTTTGGCCAACCAAAATTCTGAGGTCGGGGCAGTTCGAACAATGTTCCGTCTTGTTAAGTGAGGCATGGATATCATTCCCCATTATCTGTGCCAGACACGGCAAGGCAGCGCCGAACAGGTTCATGATGATTTCGTCTGGAATCTCACAGTTGAGATTAGAGAAAGTCTCCGATACCCAGTCCTTATCGTAGAGTACATCCAACAGCAAACCGCAGTGGCCGTTCAGGGTGACAACACGTTCTGAAACACCACTATCGGTGTTCAGCGCACTGTAAACGGCAGCCACGAACCGAGGAAGGTCCGATTTGGTCCGATACGTTAGGGCAGTATCTCCGGGAAGATAAACAGCACCGTTATTGTCGGTCCAGTAGAAAATGTTTTCGATGTTGTTGAGATTCATAATGTTGAACATGGTATTTACCTCCTGTAATTTTTGATGCAAAAAGGCGGGCCTCCCGGTATGGGAAGTCCGCCTTCAAGCGAAATTATGAATTGTACGAACGCAAAACGCGCCTAGTAGATGGTATCTATCGTACAATTTTTATGATATGCTGTTCGCACATCTGCGCAAGTGCGGTAACTCAAAGAGTTTCGAAGAAGGCGTTTGCCAAATCCTCATCGGACAGGTTATTCAGGTATTCTTCGAGCACGCATTCGGCTTCCGACATATTCACGGGATAGCCGAGAAATTCTTCTACCGCCTCAGAGCCGCGAGCAAGCAGCGCATCTACGAGAATTTCGGTGCGGCATTCACGAATGGTCCGGTTCAGGTCTTTATCGGTGGTAGTACACCAGTAGTCCCCGTCGATATCACCGTGAGCTTCGATGGAATACAGAGCATCCAAAGCATTGTCAATATCATCGTCGTATTCATCGAGGATATCATCAATGCAGTGAACCTGATGCCAGTGTTCGCCGTCATCCAGCGAAACAAGGCGTTCAGAAATATCATCATTATCAGAAGGAGTCCCGAAAGCCTCAATGTCGAACACTTCACGGCTCTTTTGATTCACGCGGCATTGTGAAGCGAACGAAGCGCCGGACGAAAAGTTCGTTGCAAATTTCGCAACAATCACATCCGGTTCAGGGTCTTTGAGTGCTTCCTGGTATTCCGGCAATCCGCGATAGGCAACCCGCTTGGAGGTCCCGTCAGGTTCCAGTTCATACACAGCTGAAATCACGTGCCCTTCATTGGCGAAATTCACGATTGCCCGGCACAGATTCAGCATCACGAAATGCTTATCGTTCAGGTCATGGAGGTTTCTGTCTGCCTGAATGGTGACGAGCTTAGACAGGCCAGTCATAGTAGAGATTCGGTACAGATAATCGATGTTTTGCAGCTGATACATAGAGTCATTCTCCTTTTTGCTTATCAGAGGTGGTTGCGATATTTTCTTCGGTTTGCTTCTGCCTTTTAGCCTGTACTGCCATGCCAGCCTTATAGGCAGCATAGATGGTAAAGGTCATATACATCATCATGATGTCATCCACCTGCCCATAAAATTCCTTTCGTTCTCAATCAGTCGTCATAGAACAGCCCCGGAATGATGATGTAGTCCTCAGCATGAGCTTCGATGTCTTTCAGCTGAAAACCGTTTGGGAAACACTTCCAGGAGTCGCCGTCATAAAACAGCTCACCGCATTCCGGGTTTGGATGGTTGTCGAGCAGTTCAGCGGCGAAGCGAAGAAGATAAGATTCGTTGGAATCCGGCTCAATAGCGCGTAGGCAGGTATACATCGGCTTGGTGATGTCGATGCCTTCTGCTTTATGCTTCTGCAATGCTGCACTGAACTCAGCCATTGCCATACACTGCGCACGTTCCTTCATGGTTTTCGCCCATTCAATGAGCTTTTGCGGTTCGCGAAGGCCCAGAATAACATCCTCGTCTTCGATGTTTCCTGCAATCTCGGATGTTGGGTAAATATTGAGGAGAGGGTCGTCGAAAGATGTCAGACGAGACGCAAAGTTCTGAAGAAAAGTCTCAGGATTGTAGGGATTTTGCCCCATACACTTGTTCACGGTATCGATGTCGGTCTTGATTAGGCAGGTTGCGTTAAACATACAATTTTTCCTTTCTCTTGATTGATATTTGTTTTTTCGGAAATGGTTGACAGAAAGCTGTCGGCACTCCTTTCTTGCAAATAAAAAAGCAGGCCCACCGAATTGGTGAGTCTGCTAATTTAGCTGCAGAATATGAATTGTACGCATTGGGCTAAAAGGCTGTTATCTATCGTACAACTATTATTGTACTTGTTCCGCAAGGCGCTGCAACAAGAAAAGCCCTAATTAGATTCGGAATCGTCAAACACGCCGAGCAGCTGCTCCACGCTCGGAGCCAACAGATAATATCTGCAGCCATCCTGCTCAATCACGAAAACAATATCCCCAGACCCGGTTCGGGCAGTGCTGTTGTATTTGGCTTCAATGCCGGATGGCAGAATCACGGATTTATCAAGAGGTTTGGGTTCCTTGATAGCAGCCGAGCTTGTGATAAATACCCTGCCCTGATTCGTTTCGATTTTGGCAAGAGCGTTATCCACTTCAATCATCGAATTGTTCTTAACTGGAACGCCAAAGATTGTGATGGTCGGTGCGACATCGCAAAGAACCGCTCCATCCAAAAGCTGTTGTATCACTTTGGTTTGCTGCTGTTCTTCATTCACCTTGACAAGTGCCGTGACGACAAGGCTGGTATCCTCATTGATGTTCCTTGTTCCGGATATCAAGGCGGAATCATTTATCAGAAGAAAGTTGATGCCTTCTTCCTTGTGCCCATTCACAAGAGTCATATGATAAGCCCCAACGCAGGCCGTATGGTCTTGCGTCTGATACGATACCAGGCTCCTTTCACCGATGCTCTGTATCGGAATGCAGACCGTTGTATCATCCAAAGAGAGCGGCACACAGGAATTGAGAGTCAATTTGAGTCTTTCTTTGCTTGCAACAAAATTCATGTGCGGGTCACTTGCATCAAATGGAGTGATTTCTGCCGTTTCCGGCGTTGCTGGCAATAAATGAGATACAAACTCTGCAAATTCAGCCGTTTCCGGCGTCTGCTGTACCTTCTCCGCCAACTTTTCGTGCATTCTTTGAGCGTCCCTGAACGCCCAGATGCTTGTGACAAAAATCAGCAGCATCGCCGCAATCATCAGCCCTTCAAGCTTTTCTCCGTTGTTTTTCATGGTTCTCCTCACCCGATTCCCCGCAAAAAATACTGATTCAGTTTCTAATGATACGAGCATCGCAAGAACTGGCAAGCATTGTCCCAAAACAAAAGCCACCCACCCGAAATAGGCAGATGGCTCAGTGAAAGATTGGTTCAGAACGTATTAACCCTGGAAGAATCCCTGCAGCGCTTCTACACTGGTTGCAAGAATTTTGATATTGCGGTTACTTACCGTAGAGACAAACGGGATATACCCGGTCTCTTTGTCCTGCACGTTCCCGTATCGAACGGTGAGTCCACCGGGAAGATTCAGAGTTTTAGAGAATACGTTTTTGTCATAATTGAAAGAGAAAGTCGATACCAAAACGGTGTTGTCATTCAGCTGCAGCTGCAAATAGCCATCGTCCGCTTCGATTACGACATCGTCTTTTACGGTTTCTCCAAACACGGTTGTCGCAGGAGCTGTATCGGTGATTACTGCATCAGCAAGCAGCTTTTCAATCACTGCCTCTTGTTCCGTCTCCTGCCCTTCCTCGGCTTCAGCAGCAACGGTCAAAGTCAATCCTTCTCCCATCGTCCTTGTCCCCGACAGGATTTCCTTGTCGTCGTTTTGGAAAGTCACAACGGAGTCTTCCGTATTCCCTTCCACCAACGCAATTTTGTAATCCCCGATTGCGGCAGTGGAATTACCGGAGCAATAGGTCACCGTGCATCTGCCCTGCCCGGCAGCGGCGACAGGAATGCAGACAGTCACGTCGCCCAGCGCGACCGGAACATAGGAGCCGTCATCTGGAACAATGCCGCTTTTCGTCACGGTGAAGTTCAGCTCCGGCTCCAGAGTCTTTGCGGTTTCGGCTGTTGCAGCCGTCTCGGCAGTTTCAGCGGTTGCGCCATAGAACAGCAAAGGTTCCAGCCGCTCTTCATAATTCACCGTTTGCTGCAGCTCAGAAAGACTACGATTGATGCGGTTCGCGTCAACGATAGCGAAAATCAGCAATGCAGCAAGTGCTGCCATGAGAATCGTTGCAAGGCATGTCATCTTTTTATTATTCTTCTGCATAGAACTCAGCTCCAAAAAGTCAATGTGATATCATGATAATTCGAACCGTTGCAGGTATACATGATGGTTCCGCTGCCTGTCGTAGCGCTCGACCCATCCTCATACAGCAAATCATAACCAGCGTTCACGCCGCGACAGATGCCGGTACATGTAAGCGTTTGTATCGAAGTTCCGCGATAAATATAAGCTTTCGTTCCAACCGAGCAACGCTTGATTTTCCAGAACCCCTGATTCCAGTGGTCCGCAACCAGCATATAGTTTTTGAACGGAAAATATGCAGCGCTGTCCTGTGCATCCGCTGCTGCCTGGCTGACGACTGCAAACAACGCCACATTGACTCCCACGGAAGGAATCACGAGCCGCCCATACATATTCGGTCTTCTCGCCATCTCTTCCAGAACCGCGTCATTCGACACCGATGCCGTAATGGACTTTTGCGTTGCAGAGAGACGCGAGTCGTTTTGCTTCCCCCGCTACATTCTCATTTGAGAACGAAGCAATCGCGATTTGGGTATCGGCTCTCGTTAGAGCGGCGGCGGCCGCTGCGTTCAACGTTGGTTGTTCTTGTGCTGCCTGTACCGCTTCCGCATGAGTTGTCAGGATTCTTGCCGTGCTATCCAGCTGCCGGATTTCGAATTCCGTTTGCTTCAGCCCCAAAAAATTGAGGATTGCGAAAATAAATATCAGGAAATACCCGACTTTCATAAAATATAGCTTCAATGTGTTTATCCTTCTACCGTTGATTTTTAGTTTCTTATCACTGTTCTTAATCATACGCAATTCGCACAGCTTGGCAACAAAAAACGCCCACCCAAAATGGGCAGGCGATGAGGCAAATTAACTATTTGGTTTTCATGATGCAAAGGCCGATATATTTTCTGCCATTGGGTGCCGTATACGGTTCAATCCCAACCTCAACATCCTGTGTGCCGGTTCTCTCTTTGTTCTGAATCGTGGCTTCGACGGTTTTCCCGGAGAGAAGAGTCTTGGCAATATCGGCATCCACATCAAGCTCATTGCTATACAGCTTCGATTCCTTCCAGAGCGCCGCGCCGCAAGACTTGTTCGTGCAGGTGAAGGCTTTTGCCGTCTCTGCCACAGGCTTTCCGCAGAACGGGCATTTTCCGACTTTGCTGCCAAATGACATGCTTGACTTATCAAATTCAATATGATAAGCAAGGCGGTCTCCTGAAAAGTCGCAAGTTAGTATGGAGTCGTATTTTTTGCCGGTCTTGGCGCTTATGCATCCTTTGAGCGGAGCTTTGCCTTTTGTGAGCAGAGCCTTTGCTGTTGTTTTGGTCATTTCTTTGCCGAGCGCTTCAAGGAACTTGTTCTTCTTCCAGATTGTGACCGGGCATCGTTTCCCATCAGAGTCTTTCCCGGTACATGCATAGGCAAGCTTTGTTTCCACAACATCCTTGCCGCATTTTGGGCACTGGCAGAGAACTGGATACTTGCTGCTGGCTCCCTGTGCAGCTGCAATCGTCACATCCTTTGACATGATGCTCTCAAGGGTCTGTTTGGTGTACTCCAAAACCTGAACGCGGGTCAGGTTTCCGTCCTTGATGGAGTGCAGCTGCTTGGAAAGGTTAACGGTCACGGGAACGTCCAAAACAATGCCGAGCTTATCCATGATATCGACCAGCTGGAATCCTGCAGGTTCACCGTAATACACGCCCTTTTTGAGGGAAATGTACCGGCTCTTGACGCATCGGTCTACCGTATCAGCACGGGTTGCTTCGGTGCAGATGGTAGCGTCAGAAAGAATCTCTTTCCATTCGGCATCGGTATATTCGGTATCTTCTTTTTCAGCACCGCGCATCGGGGCGACCATCCAGTTATTGAGAGCCTCGACCGTATACCGTTTCGGAGGTGTTGTCATCTTCCCGACCAGCTGGAAGTTGATATTCACCGCATCACCCTTGTTGAGCTTCGGGAGCATCTTGTCGCCATTTGACGGTTTCTCAAATTTCCGCCATCCGGGAGTGACTTGCACATCGCCTTTCAGCGTGAAATCTTCATCGTAGCAATGAATGACAATCGTGGTCCGGTCCACGGTGCAATCCTCCGCACAGAAGACGGCACAGAATCGATTCAAGATACATTCAAAAACCGTTTTCTGTGCTCCAGCCAATGCTCCAGGCCATTTACCGGTCGGGGTGATAGCAGAGTGAGCCTCGATTTTACTGTCGTCATAAATCGATTTAAGGCCCGGCTTATTGACAAGGCCCGTAATTCCGTTCTGCGCTAAACCTTTGATGGCTGCGTCCACCTTGACGGTTTCATTCGTGGCAAGGTAGCTGCTGTTAGTACGCGGATAGGTGACGAATCCGCCTTCATAGAGTGCCTGCGTTGCGGCAAGAACATCTGCCGGAGACAGGGTCTTATCGGCCTTACAGGCAAAGCTCTGCAAGTCGCTCATCGAGAAGAGCTTACCGGGATTGACAGTCTTGCGTTCGGTCTTGACGCTCGTCACGGTTGCGCCCGCCTGGTTGAAGGCATCCGCCAACGCCTGAGCTTCGGCTTCATGGCCTTCCTCGAACGTCCGTTTACTGGTCAGTTCAATGTCCTCACCGTTCGTCTTCTCCTTGCTGGAAACGGCGGAGTACGGTTTCGGAACAAAATCCCGAATTGCCTTTTCGCGTTCAATGACATGGGCAACAATCGGGCAGACGCAGCGTCCGATGCGGATAAAAGTGCCTGCCTTGACGGACACATACCGAGTCAGCTCAATTCCCAAGAGCCAGTCCATCTCACTGCGAGTCTCGGCAGAGGAGGAAAAATCCGCATACCCGTCATTGGGCTTTGCCGTCTCAAACGCCTGCTTGACGGTCTTATTGGTCGTATCAGGCAGCCAAAGTCGATAGATAGGTTTCGGCTTTTTGAGGCCGTAATGGATGATTTCATCAACCAACCGCTGGCCTTCCCGGTCAGGGTCTCCGGCATTATAAATCTTATCAACGTCTGTGCGGTTCATCAGGCTATTGATAGTTCGAATCAGGCCCTTGACATTGTCCTTCCCCTCGAACTTAAAATTCCAGTTGTCGGGAAAGAACGGAAGCCGTTCCATCGTCCAGGAATGTTTTTTCCCCGGCTCATAATCCGGAAAATACGCATCCAGGTCAATGAGTTCGTACAGATGTCCAACGGAGGAAGCCACGATATAATTCTGGCTTTCCAGCCATGTATTCCGGTCTTTTCCCTGCCGTGTGAACTGTTCGTTCCTCCACCAGGTGAGTCCCGACGCAATGCTGCGTCCAAGCGAAGGCTTCTCAGCGATAACCAGTGTCTTTGCCATTGTCGTCCTCTCTAGTCTAAGCCATTGATGACTGTCTCATACCGGCTGACATCCTGTATCGGCCGCCCGTACAGCTTATAATATACGCCAGCAAAACTTCCCGCGACAGCCGAAATTAGCTTCTTTTCTCCGGCAATATCCTGCCGCACTATGTGGATGCAGGAATCGAAGCTCTTAGATTTCCCAAAACAATACAGAGCCAGAATCAGAGTCGATGCGATATCCCCACTGTTCTCGACTTTTTCAGAATTCAAAATCTGGTCAAGCTGTTCGCCAAGAGCCGCGACGAAATACCTGCCGCCGACCGTTATAGCGGCCATTTCAACGGCCTTTTGTTTGTTTCTTTCTCCCTGCGCAAGTTGACGTATAATTTCTGCATAAATACACGAACACAGCACCGCGTTGTTCGTGCTGTGCGTCATGGCGGCAACATCCGTCACGGTATTGAGCAGCTGGATATCATAGACCGGCAGGAATGCAAGCGGTAGGATTCGAGCCATGACTTGTGCTTCCGTGCAGCTCTTTTCGGAATTACCCAGGGTTAGAAGAATTTGATTCCTGATGGCATCACATGAAACGAGCCCATGACGGGATTCAATGCCCTTCATCGTGGCCAAGAGAACTTTGCTGTCAAGGCCCAATGCTTCGTTCAGAGCGTCCGGAAATGCTTTGCTAGGATTCAGACTTGGATTCAAAGCAGCTTGTTCGCCAAGAATAAAACCCATAAGACCGGAGGCTGAAGGAGAGAGCTGCGGTTTTAGAAAATACTCAAAGCACATAGCCGTTTCCTTTCCGGCTTATAGTTTTCAGCAAAAAAGTTCCCGGTTGGTTCCGGGAACGGATAATGTCAGCGGTACTTTTCCTGAATCTCTTCCTGTGTTGCCAGGCGCGGTTCGCGGGATTTCGAGATGACGAAAGGCGTGCAGTATTCGTTCAGCCAATTGATATCACCCCGGTCAATCTGGCTGAAAATCTGGCAAAGGACATTGACATGAACCCCGGCCCTGGCAGCAGCTCTCAGGAGGTCTCGGCGGCCGTTGAAGATATCGTGGCGGCATTGGTCATAGAACACAAACACCATCCGCCGATTGTTCTGGTACTCGTCATCGTCCTCATTGCCGAGATACATGCGGGACTCCCCGTTATTGGCGATATCGACGGCCTTTCCGATTGCTTCCCCTGCGCCATCCTGCAGTGCAAAGAGGAGCTTGCCGTGAGGTTTGCTGCCATAGGTGTCGGAAACCATCCGGCAGATACGCTCAAACTCCCGGTCAAAGCCGATGTAGATGACGACGTTGTTCACGTCGCGAAGCGTCTCAACCACTTCCCTGGCAGCCCAGCGAGTCTTACCGGCTCCGGGCCGTCCAGCAATCACAGAAATACGAGTATCAGTGTCCATGTGTTTCACTCCTTGTCACTCAGCCGGTTTGTCTTCAACCTTGATTTTTTCGACTTTGGTTTCCGGCTCGTCATCCTCATCGTTGTCTTTGGCGGTGGCTGCTGCTTCGGCTTCAGCAAGGCGTTCTTCGGGCTCATTCATCTTGCTAACCAGCTCATCGAAGGTCAGCTTGTGCTCTTCTTCCTGTGGTTCAGAAGGCTTTGTAGGCTCTTCGGGTTCTTCCGGCTCTTCGGGGTCCTCAGGGCCTTCTTCATCGGGTTCAATTTTCACAATCACATGGTCGCTGAAAGCCACATAAGCAACAGCAGCAACCGTCACAGCACCAATCACGGCAAGAATATTTTTCAGCATGATAAAAACCGCCTTTCAGGTTTGTGGGTATTCACGATACTTCACAGTGTACGGGATTCGCAATGGAATACAAGTATCTGCCAAAAGATTTAGCAACCAGGCTCACCAAGGTTACTGCAGACGTTCTGAACGATGCATTGGTGGGCGGGGTGTGAGGGTTCCGGCGAACGTACAGGCAAGGGGCAAGCTGTTGATTCAGCCCTTTCCGTTTTCCTCGAACCGTTTCCTGCGCCGTTCCGTGCAGCGTTTGAGTTCCGCCAAGGAGACGACCTTCACGAGGATTCTCTGAGAGGTCGGGAAGTTTCGCATCACACCGATGCCTTTCAGGATACGCCAGTAATCGTCCGGCGTAATTTGCTGTATGGCGTAAATCGGAGCTTTGGTCAATTCCATGACATAGTTCCCGACCATGATTCGGATTCGTTCCCGTTCTTCCAGCTGAATCAACGAAACATCCTTGTCCACCATCACGCGCACAACAGCGAGCGGGGTGAATTTCGGATGCAGGTTTCCGTTCATGTCAGGTTCGGGAGAAAGGATGTTTGCAACGTAATCGAGAAACCGCCATGAAGTGACCCGGTCTCCGTCGAAAATCGGAGCAATCATCTCCGTTTCCGGGATGAACTCAGTGCTAAGGATTTTGGTGCCAGCCGGAAGGTCTTTGAGCAGAGATTCCGAGAGTTCCTGTTTCATCAAGTCGGCCTTTTCATCGGTCAGGTCATCGGCGTTCGGACTGATGACATAGTCGTAATGAACTTCGCGGCCATTGAGCAAAGCCGTAACGCGAAGATAGAGTTTATCAAACTTCAAAGATTCGTTTACCTCCAGCAAAGACAAGGTGCTTTATGAGTTTAGCAGCCATCACGAAGATACTCAGCAGCATCACGGGAGCGGATGCAAGGATAACTGCGAACGCCACACACTGGATGACCTGCAAGGCGAACCAGGTAGGAAAGATATTGTCCCGGAACAGACAGAATGCAAGGACCACAAGACCAATGCAGAACCACGAGCCCTGGATGTCGTACCGACTCGGGCAGGAATGATATGCTATCTGGCTCATGACGATTGCGAGTATCCAGATGGCTGGATGCTTGAAGCAGTCATTGCCAAGACTCGACCAGAACCCAAGAAGCAGCTGGCTCATGGTGCAAATCTGAACCATGCCGAGGATTCCCGGTGCAATGCCGATGAGGGTCTGTTGGATGCAGCGGAACGGATAAAGGCCGCGTGGCGTGTAGTTCACATAGCCGAGGACTTCGTCATCCTGTTTCTGGAAAATCTTGTAGAGCTTCACGCCGTCGATTCGAGCACCGGTGAAGATGGCAACCAGGAGATGGGAAAGCTCGTGGTGGATAACGCCGATTGCAGTAACACGGGTATCGTAGAACCTTGCCGTCTTAGTGCCGAACGCTTTCATGACAAGCCAGAGACTCAAGTTCCGGCCAAGCCATTCGATAGCAAGAATCACCACAATGGTCAAGACAAGGCATTGTCCCTGCCAGGCATCGAGATGTTCAAGAATCCTGCTGCTGTTCACACAATCACCTTCCGCACGCATTGGCACTCACAGGTTCCCAGCCGTTTCAAGCAGCAAAATTTCGGAACCCGCCACAATGGGAATCTGGCAGATGCGATACGGCAAAGGCAGGCATATTGGCAGGCTTGATGGCTTGTCCTGCAGATGCACAGGTATCGATATTGCTTCATGTCCAGACCCTCCTGCTATGATTTAATTCTGACCTATCTCCGGGCAAGCCCGGGAGGTTCTGGAAGCGGCTGTGCAAAAAGCGTTACTTTGATTGCTCGTTTCAGGCTTTAAGCATCGGCATCGCTAGAGCCAGAACCGTGAATCAAGCTTCCCTTTGGGAACATTAGCGATTCACTTCGTCTGTTTAGACGGGACCGTGGTCAACAGGCCCCTAAAAATCTTAGATACCAGAATTACAGACTTTTTGTCCGCTGGTTTTTATATCGGAAATGCACTTATCATGTGCTTTTTTGAAAGTTTCGTATTTCGAAATGCAAATATCTTGGTTAATTGTCTTGAAATCGTCATTGTGGCAAAGAAGCAAAAAAGCAGAATAAATATCGCGCTGCACTTTTGTACCGTCCTCGAATTTGTGCCACCGCTGACTCAATTTCTTTTTGTTATAGCTGTTGCTTTTATGGTCGTATTGGCTTGCACGGTACATATTGTCAACTACATGGAAGTGATTTTCGCTAAACTTTGAATGAAGTTGTGCATAAAGATGCCCTGGACAACGGTGAAGAATCGAATGTCCAAAACGCTTTCTGCGCTTTTGCTTTTTTCCTTGTTCAGGAACAGAAGGTTTCGCTTTCTTCTGAAGAGCTTTTACATTGCTTCTTTCGATAGTTATATCATCGCCCATGGCTCGAATCCTATTTGCCAATTCGTTATTGGCATACTTGCGACTCAAGGCATTTTTTCGGCGAAGCTCTTTTAAGCAAGCTTCTTTTATCCTATATTGCTTTGATTTCTTCCAAGGCTTGTGAACGCCCTTTTTGACTGTACCGTCTTCATTGTAACGGTCTTTGTTGTTTGCTCTTCTGCTGCGGTCAAGCGCTCTTAGAAAAAGCCGCTCTTTGCGCTCATGCCTTTTTGTTGATTTTCCGTTCCGCTCGGCAAGGTTCTCCAAGATTACAGAAGTTTCCGATACAGCCGCAACGCTTTGAGGGCCAAGGTCTACGCCAACAAGTCCCTTACCACAAGGGTGCTTTAAGCAGCCCGACTTTGTGTATTTAGGAATCGGGTCCCCTTCAACGGTGATGTGAGCGTAGACCCTCAATTTGCCGCGAATCGTCACGCATTTGAGAGCAACGAAACAGGGTCTATATGTATTTTGTGGGATGCCGGTTTTCGAAAAAATGGCAACAGCCTTTTTCTCGGTTTCAAGGTCAGAAACAAACGCCTCAATGCAAGCCAGTTCGTTCTTTGCAAACGAATCATTCTTCTTGACTATCAACGCAAAGTCATCGATAGCGCCCATCTTGCATCGTGGAACGCCATTAACAAATGATAGTGTAATTCCACGCTCAATTTGTTTGGCTCGAATCAGGGGAAGTTCTCCACGCTTTGCGTAGTTGAGGTGTTTACCGCTTTTATACAAAACTGATTGAACAGCTGCCCAAACGTTTTCGGTTTCGGATAGCAAAAATACAGCTTTTATTTTGCCGCCTTTCGAAATTCCCGCCATATCGTGGCGCAAATCTTCCATTGTCAGCTTATATTGTGCTTGAAGCCTTTCGAGCACATCAGCAGCATCTTTAACCTTTTCCTTAGCTTCGTGATATTTCGGAGTACCTTTATCCAAAGAAGAAAGCACAGAACTTGCATTATGATACTGCTTTAGGGCTTCTCGGTATGCTTTTGTACGAAACAATTGAGATACTCGCTTTTGCGCAATGTTCGTAAGGTGATTTCCATAAACTCTTAAATCATTTGCAATATGAAACAGCTTGCGCTTATCATCTTCCTTGATTTGTGCTTCCAGAGCCAAAACATGCCGACTTGCCGCAGCACGATGCTTTTTGCGTTCGTCCTCATAAGGAGTTCTGATATGCTTTTTGCGAGTCGCCATGTTTTCACCACCTAGTTTTTTGTTCTTCTATATGTTTTTTCACCGTTTCAGCACTAATCTGGCCAGCAGAAGCAATGTAATATCCACGGTTCCATTTAGGGCTTTCAACTTCACCACGCTCGATAGCGCGGATGCCGCACCATTCGGCACGATAAGTGATGCTCTCAATCAACTCAATTATACCATGAGCCGAACATGCCCTCAATGCGAAGGGCGAATTGTTAGCAGTTTAGACACAAATGCAAGAAGCAAGAAATCCAGGCAGCCGAAGCCCAATGGAGCAGCTACGCAAGCTAAGGCACGGAATGTGGAGGGATGAGAAACAAGCAGCTACGCGAATGCCAGGGAGCAAAGAAGCACCAGCCCAAAAGCAAGGCAGCTGCGCTCCAGACGGCAATGGACACAACTCGCAACAACCCACAACGGCCGCCAAATTGCAGCTAAGGAATAGTGGGTTTCCTAAGGCAAAGCTATGACAAAGCCAATCCCAAGGAACTCAAAGCTAATCCTAAGCAATCCTAAGCTAACTCTAAGCCAATCCTTCTCAGTTCAAATCTAGTAGTCTCTCTTACTTATCAATGCCCTTTATATATAATATATAGAGCTCTACTACAGGGGACGCGAACAAATGCCTGAAGAACATTGCCAACTCGTTTGACATTCTTGGGCAGGGTCCGTTTTTCAGGAGAAATCGGGCTCCTGGACTCCTATTACCAGTCCAGCCGACAAATTTTTTTTGGGTCGGGAAAGCCGTCATGGCCGCCACGTGGGCCACTTCATCCGTCCGCAGTTCAGCTATCAGCGCCAAAAAGGCGGGATTTGTGTCAGGTCCCTTTAGATTTCGTTCTCACTCGCAAGCGGGCGTGTCCTCCGAAAGGGTACACTTATCCTGAAATTTTGAAATAACAGCATGAACGCGAAAATATTGTAGCGTTTGCCAGCATTTGTGGTCCGTGAAATCCTCTACCAGCATCCCGGCATTGCGAGCGTGACTCCTGAGCCGCAGCCTGTTCGGGAATTTTGTTCTCACTCATAAATGGGTGTGTCCTTCTCGAACGTGTGAGTCTAAATTTTGCCTCACCGGGACTGTCAATAGTGAATTGAACTTTGCACAAAAGGAAGAGACTCGCTTCAAATCCTGCACATCAACCCGGCAAACTTGTGTTCTCGCTCATGAATGAGTGTGTCCGTTTGCCGACCAGAGATACAGGTTCAATTAGAAATGACTTCCAGCATATAGCTTTTTAAGGTTCGATTCGCGCAAAAGAGATAGTATCAAATTGTGAAGGTACTAAAAAGGTTCAGGTTGCGGCTTGCTGCGCTCGACCGTAGTCAAAGTGCCTTTGAACTTTGCCAACGCCATCCCAGAGCTGACTTATCGCAGAGCAGCAGCTGGTCGCGTAGTTGTTCAACGCATCCTTGACGGAGTGCCAACCTTTGTGGGATTGAGGTTCAAAGCACAGCTGATTGTACGCATCACTGAATGGAGCAAAAGGTACATTGTCGTCTGGCTTGTTGTCATCCTTAGAAGAACACTCCTTCTCGGTAGTGACGGTCTCGGTACTGTCCGCAGCCTTGGCGGTCGCAACCGTCTCAGCAGTTTCAGCGGATTCAGCAGTCACAGTAGTTTCATTAGCTTCCTGCGGCTTTGCCGTTTCCAGCTCGTCAGCCGTCTGTGGTTCGGGAGTCTCCACGATAACCTCGACACGACCAATGAGCTTATTAACCGCCTTGTCAACGAGCATGAGGTCTTCCTCAGATACAGAGTCAAAAGACCGATTCAGAGCGTTGAACACCGTGTTCCGGTTGACGCCCATCAGTTCAGCAACCTTCTGCTTCTGATATCCCATCTCAACGAGCCGCTGAGCTGTCAGGTTTTTGATGCGGAATGCCTGCTGTTCCTTCTCCACGATATCAAGGCCACGCACTTTAGCCTGCTCATATACAGTGGGAACCGAGATTTTCAGTTCCTTTGCAATGGCACGAACGGACATTCCGGAAGCATAGAGTTCCGGGATACGGTCATAGATGACCATGCGCTGTTTCCGGCGTTCCTGAGCCTCGTACTTCTGACGATGGTTCCGGATGCGGAGGTCGGGAATAATGCCGTGGTTGATGAGGACACCGAGCATGTAACGGTCAGCCTTGGAGCTTGCAATCGGAGGCGGGATTTCGCCTTTTTCGTAACGCTTTGGCTTAGATTCGCTCTCGTTCTTCTTCCCTTCCGCCTTGGCTTTGGGATTCTTGAGAGCACTCGCGGGAATGCCGGAGAGTGCTTCAATTGTCGAGTTCTTGCAAGGGTATTTGCAGGTGGAAACGAGATGCGCAACTTCCTTGTCAGAAAGTGGCTGAGAAAAAGTGCGGTTGATGAGCTGTGCCTTATCCATATCCGGATGACCGCCACGGTCATAGCAGGTGGACAGTACAGCCAAGAGAGTGTTGTGACGGTTTCCTTCGCCACACGGATTTGCCTGAAGGTATCGAAGCGCCAGTTCAAAGCGGCAGACGAAGTTTGCTTTCCGTTCTTCCTTCTCTTTGTAATTGTTCAGAACGTCAAGAAGATGCGGATAGCGCACGCACATTGCCGCGAAGCGCTTTTTAGCCCATTCAAGGATTTCGCCCTCAGTCTTGTTGAAGTTTGCATCAGACGGAGCAACTTTCTCATCGGCAACGCGATAAGGAACCTTATACTGGTCTGCGAGCTTCAGCAAGTTGAAGGGTTTGTCTTCAGGGACCCGAATACAATGACAACAGCGTTTTGCCTTGGTATTATAAGTACCAGGCAGACGAGCAACGCGATTGGTTTCATGAACCGCCTTATCCAGCTCAACATTTGCCGTGAACTGGGCCTTCTCAATCAACTCATTCAGCTTGAGAGAAATTGCTCTATGTACGCCGCTGTAGGCCAAGCCGTAAGAGAGATTGTTTGGGTTGCAGGGTTCAAGAAACACAAACAAGCCAACACCACGGCCGCTGTTAGAAACTGCACAGTCCGGAATCTCATGATGATTCACGGCATCCAGTACAAGTTCACCGATGCGGTCGCTGATGTCAGCTGGTGCGTTTTCGCCGTGGCAATCAATGTCAAAGAACAGAGCGCGCAGCTTTTCGACATCCGCCTTACGACGGATACCTTTTCCGCGCAGAGATTTCTGAGGATGGAACGTATTGATGGAGAAGTAGATGTTGGTAGAGGTATCCCAATAAGTCGGGGTCCCATATTTCGGGCTGACTTTATCAAAGATGCGCTCACGAACACCCGCTTCCAGAGACTCAGAATTGATTTGGGCAACGGTCTTCATTTTCTCTTCGCCATTTGTCCGAACCAAAAACTGAGTCACGCCATCGGCATTTACATCGCTCAGCAGCTTTACAAATGCGTCATCAAGGGCAGTGCAGCCAAGTGCCTGTCCGAAGATGGTATTTGTTTTCGTAAAGCTGTTATTCAACATTGATGTGTCCTTCTGATTTTGTATTCAGGTGTTGGGATTTTCACCCATACTTTCATTGTCTGCAATTCGCACACCTTCGCCAGGCATCAAACGGTAGAATTGATGCCGACTTCGAAAGAATGTTTTATATATATTGCACAAAACAAATCTGGAACAAAATCCAGCAACGATTGGGGCGCTCCAAAGATATGTCCAAAAAGCAGTCAGCACTTTAGATTCAGCTGAACACATGTACAAAAAATGCCCCTGACCGAAAATATCGGTCAAGGGTTCTGTTTTTTAGCTCTCAGATGGAACAAAAACAACGAAATAATCGTCTTTATATCCTTGTGTCCAGCCAGAAAGCTGGTTCATAAATTCAATACAGGGCCCACTTTGAGAGCGTCGCAAAAGGATAGCATCAAAGTCAAATTGATTCAAACAGTCTTCCATGCCAGTGTCGGTGGAATAGCTTATGAATGCAAAATTCACACTTGCTTCGATGACATCGTCCGGGAATAGGTCTGCTCTGGAATCCGCGAAGCTTTTGATGCCATGATAGATGCAATACCCGCCATCATTGTAGGAGGTATAGAGCCGCTGCGGGTTGAGGTCTTGGATGTATGAGACAAGGTCAGCTGTGATGTAATCCCCTGTCTTATCGGGGTCGTTGGCCATGGAAGGTGCATAGACAGCAGATACAAGAACGAGCATGGCAGCTGCAGCGATAGTGTATTTCTTGGTGTTTCCCGCCCAGGAACTGTTGGGCCTGCCGCCAGCTTTCCACATCCGGTTTTCCTGTGCGGAGATAAGAGAAGTGAGGAACCGGTAAATGAGGGGAGTCATGACGATAACCCAATAGCTGCGGATTCGGACATACATTGCTGTCATGAACAGGCAGCAGAGATACGGGGCAAATTCTGTGAGCTTTACCTTCATTCGGTAAGCTACAATCAGAAACAAGAAGGCAAGGCACAGAAACACAACTTCATTGGCAAGATGGCTCGGCATCCATTCAGAAACATATTTCTTGGTCGTTTCATTGTTTGTCACAAAGAAATAGATATAGAGCTTGATGCCGTATGGATTCAGGAGTCCGGCCAGAATATCGGAAAGAAAGACTTGGAACAGAGCACGGAACCGTTTTTTCGAGTCGCCCTTTTCGTTATAGATATCAAAGGCATTGATGTTAGGAGCAAAGCACAAGACCAGGAACAGCAGATTGAACGCGAACAGAATGGGCAATGCCCCGCCGTGCAAGTTTGCCCAAAGAACGCTCACAACAGGAAGCAACCAGCGGAGCTTTGTGTCAGGTTCTTCATAGACTTTGTTCAGCAGATAGAATCCGATTGCAAAGAGCGTTAAGCCGATGTTTTGCGGTCTTCCTGCCCAGTCGAGCGGTAGCGTGACAAGGGCCAAAGCCAGGACATTCATAAAAGGGTCTTTGATTTGTCTGCCCCAGATATATTCAATGAACAGACAGTAGGCAAAGACTGTCACTGCGATGAACGCAAGCATCCCGTAAACAGGATTCACAGAAATACAGGAAAATGCGTAAAGAATCAGGCTGCTGAGCCAGGAATGAGCGGTTTCCTGCAAATTAAGTTCCGGACCAAGCCAGGAGAAAGTATCCTGAGTTGGAATGGCTTTATTTTGCCAGATACTTTTTCCCAGGGTGATATGCCAGAAATAATCGCTGTCAACGACTCCTTGCCTTTCTGCCATAATGACGGCAATAGCGGTTACAATGACGGCCGCAAATAGATAGAGTGTTTTATTTGACCTTTTGGCTTTAAGTGCAAGCATAATGATTCCTCCAGCTTTTATTATTCACTGTCTTAATTGTCCGCAATTCGCAAATTCGAGCAACAAAAAGAGCTGCCCATCCGAAGATGGACAGCTCTGGATTAGACATATGCAGGTCTAAAATATTGAGTCCTATATCTTATTGCTGTCCCAAACCGCACAAGCCACCGAAGCGACGATACAGCCACCGGCGACATGAAGCATCAGAACTGCAACGCTGATGAGAGCACCGAGCGTTTCGTGGCTGAGACCGGAATCGAAGATACCGATATCAGCGATAAGAGATATTGCCATTATTATAAACGCTCCTGCCGCTGCAAAGCAGCCAATTGCGGGCTTAGAATTCTTCAGCCAGCCGAACATTTCTTTGGCTTTGGCTATGAACTTGAGCTCGTCTTTCTCGATGTAGAAATACCGTTCCCTTGTCGCACAAGCCGATACATACAAGGCAGCCAGCGCAGAGGCCACGCCGAAAATGCAGAATGCGGTGGTTCCGGTCCTGACAAAAGAACCCAGGACCAGCATCAGAATGGATTCCGACGTCAGCGGAGTTACAGCTTTCAGCAGAGACTGAATCAGAATGAGAAGCAGGGTGACTCCGATTGCTTCCGCTGCGATGATGGCGGATATAGCGGAAATTCGTGCCGCAGCGTAGTCGTTGCGAATAGTATTAGATTTCATAGTTTTGCACTCCTTTGATTTGTGCTCAAGCGATACCGTGAATCGTCTGAAGCAAATAAACTTTGTTAGACTTGTTGCTGAGCCAGAGCCTTTCTGCTGCCGGGTCCATCAAGCCAAAGCGCTTATGAACCGCGTGCAGGAAGCAGGCTTTGATTTCAGCGTCCGATGAGGTATACGATACGCGGGCGCACCGAATATCCATATCGTTGAACTCGTGTTCAAAGAACAACGTCAGCAGAAGGATTTCCTCGTGAGTATCATGAACCCCATCCTGAAAAAGAGAACCATCCTCGTTCAGAATGGTCGCCTGTGTGTTCTCACACATATGCTGGTGAACCATGAGGTTCACAACATCAGGCCCCAGACGAAAATCTTTCTGCGTCGGATTTTTATAAAAGTGGTACAGATTCGGGCAGAGATGATTCATCACATACCGTACCTGTTCCTCTTCTGTCCCCTTGTCAGCGGCATCCGCAAACCATTGAGGAAACTTTGCGTAGGAATAGGAGTTCTGCGGCAGGTAGAGCTTTTCGAGTAAAGCCTCGACTCTCTTCCCCGGCTCAGACGGTTCGTATTCGTGTTTGTCTGCTTTCTGGATAAGGTACTGAGACCAATCGAGGGGCGAATCAAATCCGTGGTATTTCTTGTTGCTTGCCTCCTTATGCGGCCGCGTCGTAGGACACGACACCAGCGACGAGATACCGGTTTTTGTTTCCAGTAAGTTTCTGAGCCGCAGTTTCTGCAAAGCGCAGATATGCGGTCATCAAGGTGCTGTCAGACAGTCGATAAGCGTCAATGGACACAACAGACAAGACGACCAGGTTACCGCGTTCATCCAGAACGGATTTCCAGCCGTTTGCCTCACAGATGCTTTGCATTTCAGCAAGACACTTTGGCGCGGCCGGGATAATTGCCTTGACAAGGATTCTGGCCTTGCCATTGTAAAGTGGAACGGAACGGCCAATGCCGCCTAACACCTTAAACATAAGAGCACCTCCAGCGTTCTGTTTTCTACAGCGCTGCATCCTGTTCAAATACAGCGTAAAAGTTGTGATAGCGTTCAAATTCGTCCTTGACCCACTCGCCTGCAATGTACAGAGGAAGGTCGTCAAACTCTTTGCAATCGTCGAGAGTGTATGGAACGGCGTCATCGTGGCACCCATTTTCCTTATCGACCGCAAGCATTTCATCAGCCGCTTTCTTGGCCGACTCAAGGCTCATATGTACCCCGCCGCAAATTGCAACGGAGTCAAACGTGCCGATATCTTCATTGGAATAATGGGACAGGATAGCATAGCACTTATGGCGTTCGGGTACGCCGCTCAAAGTGTTCAGTGCCATAGTTGCGCCGTCCACGTAGCCATAGCAGTAGGCAGCATTGTAGCAAGTTTGGTCTGTGTAGCTGTTGGCCTCCTGGTTCTTGGCTTTGATGAGTTTGCAGATAATTTCTTTGTTATTAGACATAATAAATACCTCCATAGTTGTAGTGTTAAAACGGGTTGGGACAATGTTGCCCTAGAGCAATCGTCCGTTCTGCATGGCTTCACCGAAATAGGAATCGACCACCTCTTTTGCGAAAGCAAAATAGGTTTCTCGGTTCTCTTCCGTGACCCGTTCAGCAAGAACAGGTGTGTTCAGCTTCACGCACAGACGATTGGCAAAGTTCACCCGTGCCATCAGCCCTTCGTGCAACGCACGGCGATGACGGTCGAGTTCCATGACGTACTGTCGAAACTCCTCACCGTCCATCGTGAAACGCGCGTGCTGTATCTGGACTTCCTGACTCGACACTATGTTGACGTAATCAACACAGGTTTTGAGCATCACGACAACGTCATCAACGCAGTCGTTCAGCAGTTCAGAGGCCATGAGGGCGGTGTACAGGTCGTTGACCTTGCAGCAGAGGGTGTTGTTGCGGCTATTCAGATTGATACTCATACGTCTCCCCTTAACGCGGGGTCATCGTGCGGCTCTTGGCTTTTGCCTCCACCGCAATGTGGACCCCGTAAAGGGCTTGGATTGATTTACTTGTTACAGATGCTTCCGGCTGAACCGGTCGTATAATAGGTGTTGAGAACCTCTTTGGCGAATGTAGTGTAGGCCGGGGAATTAGCAAGAGAATACATGTTGCCGGAGTTCATTTCGGCTTCAATTGCGTCTGCCACATTTCCAGCAATCTGGTCTGTGTTGTATTTCTTGCACAGCCGGTTGAGTAAAGCGACATTGGCAGCCGCGTTTTCGAGCAAACTGGTACGGGCAGAATCGACGCTGTGATAAAAAATGCGGTAGCTTGCAGCATCCATCGTGATACGAGCTTGCTGAATTAAGATTTCTTGTTCAGCCAAAAAACTGGCATAATTTGCAAGACTATTGAGACTGTCAACGACCATAAAGGCGAGACCACTATCACCAGCCTTCTGCATTGCTTCGTATAGTGCTGCGACTTTCTTTGTGAGAAGAGTGTTCTGGTTATTAGGGTTAAAATTCATGAAATCGTTCCTTTCTTTTTCATGTAAACAAAAAAAGCAGGCCCATCCGAAGATGAGTCTGCTTTCTGCTACAGGTTGTGAATAACTATGGATTTGCTGGTATCCATCGTACAAGACTGATTTTATTCATTCCGCAAGCGCGGTCAAGCAAAATTAACCTTTGTATCCTTTGGATACTTTTTTGGCCAAATACACCTGGCCCTTGGGAGTAATCAGGGTCTTTCGAGAAGTATGGTAAGTGGTGCCAACATAGTATACCGTTTCTTTGACCTCAAAAATTTCCTGCTCGATGTAGCGCTGGTAAGCAACATTTGCAGAGTCAATATACTTTTCTTTGCGCAGCCACGCCATCAGACGGTTGCGGCCGATGCTGATACGGTCGTTGGCAAGACATTTTGCAAACTCGCCGAAATCGACGCTGTTCACGGATGCACTCACCGCGCGGTGGAACTCGACGCTCTCTTGCTGCACGCCGATAATGTTGTCCTGATTCTTGACAGCTTCCAGAGAAGTGACAAGCAAAGCCTTAGTTTTGGTGTCCGTGTTCGGAAGCCAATTATCGACAAAGACTACTGGGTCATTCACATAACCGCCGGTCTGGCGAATCCGGGGCAAGAGTTCGTCAAAAACCCAGGTCTCAAACTTTTCCGCTTCGGGTTTGTTGGAGCGGCAAATGAGGCGATACACGTTACCTTCTGAGATGAACTTGATGATGCGGGGAACGCCGTTCACATCCGTCCTGCCAGCCTTGATGCCATCATGGCGGCAATGTATGTTCAGCTCATGGCTTGGGTTTGAATAGCCCAAGGCCGAGCAAACATCTGCGGCACAAAAATAGAATTTGTTGTCATCCTTCATAATGCGCAATTCACCGAACATCTCGGACAAAAAGACTTCAGGTACACGGTTGTTCATAGTATTTCCTCCAATAGTACCCTAACAAATCGTTAGGTCATGCCTGTTTTTTAACGATGGTATGTACGAATGATTTTGCAAAAGTATTCGCGAAATTATTCGTTGTATGCATATTTTGCCGGAACCTCAGCCCCGCACTTGGAGCATGTGAACAAATCCTCGGCATCAGGTGCATGGGTCACTTCATCGCAGTCAGATTTGGCTTCGATAAAGTCGCCGTCCTCGTCCACCAGCCAAGTCTGGGTTACATGCGCAGTTGTGATGAATGTAGTGTTGCCGCATTTTGGGCAAGGACCGATTTTCAGATTAGCAGTCATTGTTGTTAATTCCTTCCTTTCTTGTGTTCGCGCAAACAAAAAAGGCAGACTCACCCGAAAGTGAATCTGCCTTCAATGTGCGAGACTGTGAATTGTACGAACGCAAAACGCGCCTGGTAGATGATATCTATCGTACAACTAAAAGTTTATGCCGTTCGCAAGCAGCGTCAACAAAAAAACCACCTGCTTAACAGCAAGCGGCATCAACGCATAAAAAAACAGGCCCACCAAAGCGGTGAGTCTGCCATTGTCTGCAGAATTGTGAATACGGTCGATTAGGATGTCATCAATTATGCACTAAAGAGTATATGGCGGTTGCAAGCGAAGTCAAGACAAAAACGCGAGAAATATTAAGACTCAGATGCGATGAAATCTGGCTCACGGATTTCAGTACGTTCTTCGAAAGCAGCCTCAATCCAGGCAAGTTTTGCATCTTTGGCGTTTTTCAGTACTTTTTCTCTAAGATGACTGCACAGGTGACGGTTGCGGCGACCTGATATTTTGCAACAAGTTAGTCGTGGGGTTAGCGGGCTTTTTGACTTTTTCCGGCATGTTTTCACCTCAAATATGAGAGCTTTTGCACTAAAAAAGCCCCCTTATCCCAAACAGGACGAAGGGGCATATGTACTATTTGGTTTCCTTTTCAGCCGCGCAGCGGGCCCAGAAATCGTCGTCCATCGGGATAAACATCAGGTGGTAGCTGGTGTCAGGTTCAGAATTATCAGTGATGATAAATCCGTCCGGTACGCTTTTGATGGAAACGGCCACATCCGTTTTGTTCAAAAAGCTGCGGTAGCAGTCCATTGGAGCCTCGGGACCAGGTTTCAGCAAATAAGTGCCGATATCGCTGGTTTCACCGTTGCGGGTACATGTGATTTTATAGAGCTCTTTTGTAAACATATTAGTTCTCCTTTCAAAAGTTTCCAATGACATCGAAATCAATGTCGTAATCATCGAAAATATCAATGGTTTCAAAGTAATGGCTTTCATCAACCAGAATCAGTCGATGGCAGTCAAGTGAATACGGAATCGCTTCCTGAGCAAGTGCGGCGCATGCGGCAGCAAGGCCAAACGCCAAGAATCTTGTAATGAGAAATACCTCCTTTATTCCGGTTGAAAACTTACATCGTTGCGAAAGAAAGCCTCAACAGCGGTGCTGTAATCATCATTGTTCACCGATATACAGTACTCGCCGTGTACCCGGTAAGGGATATGCGCTTCTTTCAAAGCCGCAGCAGCTTCCTTCGTGCTATAAACGAAAAATCTGGCCATTATCATTCCTCACAAATCGCATTGTCTTTGCCAGTCATCTCGCCGTATCGCGTATCCCACTGAACGATTTGGTCAGCTCCGACAATGCCACGGAGACTCAGCAAGCAACTGTTGCGCGGATGACACCAGATGGTGCTGGGTGCTTCGTTTTCGAGGAAAGCGCCGCAAAACGGACAAGGCTTCTTAGGAATGATTTTGTTAGGGCGCAGCATGCTTAAACCTCCTCGTACTCAATGTCATACTCATCGAATGCGTCGAGAGCATCATCGTAGAGAGAATCGTCCACCATAATGCGGTCACCATCATCCAAATCGTAGTCGATGTCGTAAAGGTCAAGAGCATCGCATGCCCCATACAAGCTTGGCGTATAAAAACGAACCATTTTTGTCACCTCATGTTATTTGTACGGCTCGTCAAACGAGCTGTCTACTGTTTCTTTATGTCCGCAGGAATCACAGAGCAAACAACTGCAAGCCTTGCGAGTGCGTCCGGTCGGGATGCCGTGATTGTCCAGCTCCTTTTCCAGAAACCAGACAGGCTTGAGCGTAAAGCCGCAGGAAGGACAAGGAATCGAAGGGATTGTCATATCGCATCTCCCCTTACTCGTCCACTTCAACGGCATTAGTCACTTGATAGCTGCCATCGCGCAAAGCACACGACAGGTTTTCGCCAAGCTGCATGGCAGTCCCAGCATCGTTGGCGTCAAGTGCCTTCTGTACTTTCTTGATGGTATCCTCAGGGGTGTTGGCATCAACGCAGATGGTAGTGGAAACGGTCACAACAACATTAAAGCTTTTTATAGCAATTTCTCCTCTTTGTTATTCGATAGGTTTTTTGTACTCAGTCCAGAAGAAAAGGCGCTGAGCGGGTGTCAAGCGTTCCTTTTCATTGGACTTTTTGTTCAGTTCATCGGCGAAACGGTTGCAGTCAAAAGGATAAGGAACTTTGTATCCCTTCCCTTCCTTGACGGCCATGACATAATGGCTGTCGCAAACCGGGAAACTGCTTCCGTCAGAGAAGGCTTCCTCGTGACCGGAGCAAAAGACGTACAGACGAGAATAGCATTTGCCAATGGTGTCTTTTTCAGAGACTTTGATATAAGCAGCTCGAAACAACTCGTGAGGATGTTCGCAATAAAAGTCAGCGACTTCATCGTCGGAAGCGAGTTCCATGACCTTGACATCGAAATTCTCAAGGTCCTGAACCAGCAGCTGTTCCCCTGCATCACGAATAAAATTCATGATGGGATAGTAGTCGCCAGCTTCACGGCCATAGCCTTCTCCGCACGCCGCATAGCAGCGGTGCTTACGGAACAGATGATTGTCAATCGACTTCTCATACTGCTTGAGGGCCTGATGCGTGAACGCCATACCCACAGTTTCATACGAGGAAGAAGGAAGCAGAACCGTGATGTCATCTGCTGTATCATACCCGCTTGCCGTGGAGTACATATCGACATAGTCGGCCATCGTGTCGAGACAGTGCGAATCACGAATATCGCGGATGTCTTCCCTGTCGGCATTCTTTTTGTCAACCAGTTCTTCGTACGGAATGAACGGGTCAAATCGAGGGTGCTTATTGTATTCCTGAATCGATTCTTCGTCGTCAAGACCCAGGTTCTCTTTGACCAAATCTGTCACCGAGTCATAAGTCTCGCCCTCGAACAAGAACTGCGCACCATCGAGGTCATAGTCCGAATCGCAAGCTTCACGTAATGATACGCTGTGCTCGGATTCTTCTTGTTGCTGCAAAAGATGAATGGGTGTCTTGGTCCCGAAATTGTCAACGGAGCCCGGGAACTGCAGAGCTGCATACTGCTTGAGGTAGTAACTGCTGGTGTCATTGACCAGAACGGATTGGTTTGTTTTGTTAGACATAGATAATACACTCCTTAAAATTTAATATAAAAAGCGGGCTTCCTGAATAACAAGAAGTCCGCTCTTCAACGAAATTGTGAATAGTACATGCACAAGAGACCTTGTCAAAGACAAATGATATCTATCGTACAAATATTATTATCTCTGATTCGCACGTATCAGCAAGGCGTATTTGTGCCAAAGTTTTGACGTTCTGGACAGTACCAATGGCGTCAGTCCTCGATAGCGATGGGAGGCGTTTTGTCGAGCAGCGTGTCGATGTTCCAGCCGCAAAGGGTCAAGAGTACCTCGGACGCGGGACTCTGATTCCGAATGTCGTTTGCCAAGTGGAAACCGATGTGTGCATATGAACCGTCGTCGTTCGCGATTTCACGCTTCACGGTTTCGGCAAAGTTTTCAGCCAGTTCTGTGTTGTCAGCGATGACATTCATAGCCTCCTTGGCAACGCGGTCTTTGACTACGAAAACTCCATGATAGTCTCCTTGCAATATAAAAAAATCATGCACAGGCAGCATTGGGGCCTGTGCGGGGTAATGATTTCCAGGGAACGATTGCTCCCTGCCGGTTAGATGTATTTGAGTTTTTGTCCGCAAACAGGGCATCGCTCATAATGTGGATTCTGGTAGTACCCATCGTTGCAGTCCCCGCCTAAGTCCGCATCGCAATGTGGGCAGAGGTTCGGAGACCAGCTTTTCGAGATGGGCTGCTTTGGAATTTGCAGCTCACAAGCCTCGATGGCTATACGCAAAGGTTTACTGCCTCGCTCCCCCATCAAGCCGCCATTCAGGAGCTTGGTGAGGTAGTTCACGGCATTTTGGTATTCAGTTTCGGTCGTCATTTGCTATCACCATCCTTTTTCGAACAGCTCAGAAATTTTGTCAAGAATCACTTGAGATTCTGCTGCTGCCTGTTCGTTGTAATGCCTCCACTTGTCACGAAAATCCTCTAAGTCCTTGACAACGTCACGGCGGGAAACTCCATCGAGCAAGCGCACAGCCATATCAGAAAGATTTTCAGCCTTGAGAGCGTCGATGTCCGGGTTGTAGCAGAGCATGATAGCGTCAATGGATTTTGCAAGGTTCAAGCATTCCGTATAAAGTTGCTTCATTTCGCTTGCACTCTTGTCGAATTCACCGTCAAAGGCATTCCCAATCACGTGAATGCAGCAACAATCCTTGAGCATGACAACGTCCGTGGATTCGCAAACACGAACCATAAAACGGGCCGACGATTCAGAATACTCGACTACACCCTTGCGGCGTGTTCGGGTCGCATCATTCTTCAGCCAGAAAGTGATGATGTCATCTTCAAAGATGAAATTGCCGAGAGAATCGTTGATGCCAGTATACTGGCCAATAGTGTCCGCATGTACAACGTACTTCTCAACCTTCGGGTTCTGCTGGTAGATTATCGCGTAATCATATCCCTTGTTCTGAGGAAAGACGCCGCCCGCGACCCAGATGCCTGGCAGTGGGATACCGGATATGGAGGTCCGTTCACCCTTGCGCCGCGTTTGGCCACGGAATAAAATTGTTCTAGTTGCCATAAAATACTCCCTTCTACGCAAAAAGGCGGGCCTCCCGATTTCTCGGAAAGTCCGCCTCAGCGAAATTATGAATTTTTGTACGAACGCGAATAGCGCCTTAGTAGATGGTATCTATCGTACAAGTACCATTCTAGGCTGTTCGCACATTTTGGCAAGCAAAAAATGCCGCCCATCCGAAGATGAGCGGCGACTTTTTATTTCTTCGCTCCCATGAGGACTTCGCCTTCTCCGGATACAACGAACCAGCCTGTATCTTTACGGTATTCAGCACTGAACAGGTTTGCGAAGTTGTACCCTCCGGAAAATTCGATGTGTTTCAGCGAAAATGTCAGCTGCAAATAAGCATCCGAAGAAGTGCCGTTGCAGTCGTTTTCCAAAGAAATATTCAAACGATAAAAGTCCGGACGAGCGAGGTACTTATCGACAATGTCCTTGTCGTAGGTGATGTCGTGGAAGCAGCAGGACGAGAATGTCTGCAGATATACTTCGCGGTACGTATGGCAGAAAAGACCACACTTATCGCGCAGATTCTCCGGCCAATTCACCTCGATGCGACCATTGGGTTTGAGGCATGGTACAGGAGGCTGCTCAACGCCGATACCGTAATAGCGTTGGACGAACTCAAACAGCGGCTTCCAGTCGATGCGATTATAAAATTCAGTCAGCTTCTCGCCATCGCGGAGCTGGTAGGTTTTGGTTACCATATGCATTTGTCATTACTCCTTTTTTTGTTGGTATGTATTTTCGAGAGCTTGCCTTCAAAGTATCGGGTTCGATTTCCCTTGCTCCGCCAAAAGGCTGCATCATTTTCAATCTGCAAAACGGTAGACATCCATTTGGAGCATACTCCAAATACGGTCTGCGATGTTTTCGGCGGTATCGAATCGAGTGACAGATTCACCTTTCCAGGTCCCGCCGTTGCCGTTGATGCCGTTGCGGAGCTTAATGCAGCTGCCACGATTGGCTTTCCATTCATGCAGGTTCACCGAGTAATCGTCCAGCAACACAAAAGAGCTGTCGATGCACGGCGTTTTCAGGCGGTTTGCTGCGGCTCTGGCTTTGCTGCTGCCGCACGCAACGAAGATGCGGTGTTCGGAATCAATTTCCGGAAGATAAGCGTCGAGCCAGGCGTTCTTTTCATGAACTGCATATGGGTTTTCCGGCATATAGGCGGAAAGTGCATACACATCAAGTTCTGGTTTTGTGTTGCAAAGAATCTTCACGGCGTCCAAAACCGTCTGATAGGGCGGCAAATCTCTGAAATACCCCGGCTGAAGCAGGTCCTCAAAGCAGGCCGCCTGCTTCCAGACGGCGAGAGTGCCATCCATATCGACGAATAAACGTGCCTTCATATCATTTGTAGGACTCATAATTTTCCTCCTTTTTAGATGTGCAAACAAAAAAAGACAGGCCCACCAAGACGGTGAGTCTGCCATTTATTTGCAGAATTGTGAATTGTACGACCAAGTAGGCATAGGCTGTTATCTATCGTACAAATACTATTTTATGCAGCTCGCACGTTCCTACAAGCGAGATATACAAGAAAAAGCCGCCTACCCGAAGGCAGGCGGCTTAATGTGATTAAGATTAGTTGTAGTCAGATTCTGTCATGACATGGGCACGATAAGTAGTGCCAGTGGTTTCATCTTCCAGTTCCCAGCAACCAGTGAAAGCGTCACAGGGTTCGGTAAGAGCCACCTCTTTGCCCTCGCAGTCGTAGAGAATGGCTTCGGCGAAAGAATCGTCCTCCGTACCACAGCAGCGAATATCCAGGCTGAAACCGTCCGGAAACGTAGCCGTCTCACTCAACGATGCGCCCATCCCCTGCAGCTCTTTGCCGCGAAGATACTTTTCAATGGTTCTGGCATGTTTCTCGCTGATGTAAACGGTTTTTTCCAGAACGTGGGGTTCAGGAAGGACATTAACAATCACATGATATTCTGCACCCTTGTACGGCAGGACATAGTGATTGCAGAATTTGTACATGCGGCCGGAATAAGCCAGGACTTCTTCAGAGGAATTCTTGTGAAGGACAGCCTCATTGTATACTTTGCCGTCATCATCACACTTCCAAGTGATAGTCATGTCGATGTCATCCGGGAAAAAGCCACTGACAGAAATGAAGCTGTTTTTGTCGAAGTTTGCACCATAGCGAAACCCGGCAATGATTCCGTCATATTTCTCCTTGTCAAGAGTCGAGCGCTGAACATACACTCGCTCAAAGCCCTTGCTCAGCTCATATGCGCGAGCCACATACAGGATAGTGTCCGCCAAGCTTTCGATGCTTCCAGCGGTCATAGCATCTTGCGTCCGGCGAGCCCAGAGGTCTACGCCGTTTTCAATGATGCTGCACTCATAGACGTAATGGAGTTTTGGGAAGGTTGTGCCGATAAGCTGCATACGCAACACTGGCTTATCACCTTTAGGATAGATGTCGTCAATCGGAAAGTTCAGGGGTTCGAAACCTACATCGTCAGGAGCATCACCAGAACCGGTCCAACGGCAAGGATTCCGTTCTGCGATGAACTCGTGAGCCATCCGGTTGGCAACGGGTTCCGGCAAGCCTTCCCATTTCTTGACATCGAGCCTCTTTTCCAGCGCCTCGATGCCCTTTGCGATGGATGTGAGGAAGTTATCGCCGAAATTTTCCTGGCTGTGATTCGATTCCTCGACAAGTTGGTCGAGCAGCCCGGCGTCGTACAGATACTTCTTGGCGAGCTCTGTTGAAATCTCCGCCGAGCCCAGAATGTTAATAGCGGTTTTGAGGTATTCCTTGACTGCCGTTTTGTCCTGCTCATGCTGGTAGAATGCGGCCAGCTGCTCCATCTCGTCAAGCGTTATGACAAGGTTATCGTGGGGTTGGTTGGTGGTTCCGCCGAAAATGATAGAACCGTCTTTGTAGCCAATAAACATTTTTTACACTCCTTTTTATAGTTGCGCAAACAAAAAAGGCAGGCCCACCAAGACAGTGAGTCTGCTCTTTGCTTGCAGAATTATGAATTGTACGAACGCAAAAAAACGCGCCAAGTAGATGGTATCTATCGTACAACTTTTATTTTAGGCGAATCGCATATTTTGGCAATAAAAAAAGAGTCCCGCATTTCTGCAGGACTCTGGTGAAGCAAATCAAGTGTCGGCACAATTTATTCTGACGACTACAATTATTTTCCGTCTCCCTCAAAGTAAGGATTCTCCCAAAGGACCTTGCGACCACTTTCAATGCGAGAGACAGTCTTCATGGGAATATCAGACCAGTATTTACTGTAGCCAGCGCAGTTCTCCGCAAGAAATTCTTTCACCTCATCGCTGAGCTTGCGCGGTGCAATAGCCCATGCAGAAATGACCTTATTCTTAATCATTTCAAAAGTAATCAGGTTGGAAACAGGATATTGCACCTGCATTTCTTTTCCATTGGCTTCAATAACGAGCCGAATGTTTTTTGCTTTTGCAGTCGCAGCAAACAAACTACGGCACTCACTTTCCCAACAATGTGGCTTGGACTGGAACTCCAGCATCCTTGATTGGGTAAGACGTTGGACGGCAACGAATTTTTTCCCGATGCTTTCGCTGAAAGGTGTGTCATCGCGAGAAGTGAGATTCTTATCGAGGACATTGACTACCCTTTCCGCCCATCCGGTAGGATTAGCAAAGAACTCGATGGTCGCGGTGTCATCAATGTGCTCAAGAAATTTACGAAGGCTTTCTTCAAATGCGGTGTCTTTCTTTTGCAGGACATACTGTTTGACAGCGTTTTCATAAGCCTTGTTCTGCAATTCGGGCGTGTTCAGATAGTCAGGGTCGAGAATTGTTTTCTGCTCCAGATAATCCCACAGCGTTTTCGTCATCTCACCCATTGCGGAATGGGGACCAGTGTAAGCAGAGGTGACATCAAACAATCGCAGGAACTCATAGCTTTCAGCATAGGTCTTTTCGTGGTCCACAACATAAGCCATAAACTCAAGGTTATGCTGTTCAGAAAAATGGTCTTTGCTCATGCTGGTGGGATAGTTACTGCACATTTGCCCAAATAATGCCTCGACACTATGCTCGCCATCGGCCATTGGGACACGAACGAAACGATAATAATATCCTTTTTCATTTTCGTTCATAACGACTCCGGAAAGTGTGAAATCAGTGGGGTTTTTGAGAAAATTGTGGAAATCTTCTTCATAAATTGTGTTTAAAAACATAAGGCTTAGCTCTCCTTCTCCAGCGTAAGCTGGTTTTTGATAATATTGACTGCATTCTTAACACAAAAAGAGCGGACCTCCCGATGTGGGAAGTCCGCTCTTCAAGCGAAATTGTGAAGTGTACGAGCGCAATGGCTGTGCCTAATATAGATGTTATCTATCGTACACTTTTATGATATGCGGTTCGCAAGTGGTGTCAATAAAACACCGACTACTTTTTTAACAAGATGAACCGAATCTGCTCGGTGTTTCGATTTATTTGCTAATTATACCTACTTTGCAGCACTGCGCAAGGTTCAGACATGGGTTTGCAGGTAATTCTCGTTCAATAACGCAAATCCGCAATCCTGACAGGTATCACAGGCAAACCATTGTTTTTCAGCGATATCATACAGATATGCATAGGGAATATAGTCGCTCTTGGCGATATCCAAAAACACCTTTTTAGCATTCGTGCTGATATCCGACCCGCCAATAACGGTCTTGTTGATGTGGAAACGTTCTTTCCGGTCACGATGATAAGCGGTGGTGATACCACCCTTCGGACCTTCGCGGACAGGTTTTTTGAATGTGTGGTATTCTCCCTTGTCAGGGACGAGGCGCTTACGCACCATTGACCGCACCATTGACAAATCACCGAGGTTCACAAGCCCTGTGGCAAGTTCCGGGGTGTTGTAATAGGTAAGCAGCATTCGACCGAGATAGGACGGGTAGCCATCGGAATGGCAGTAGACATATTTCAGCGTACCATCTTCTTCAATGATACCGATATAACTATGCGTACTCATAGGTTATCTCCTTTTACTCTTTTCATTTTTCTTTTTCGGACGCAAAAAGCGGACCTGCCCCCGGAAAGGAGCAAGTCCGCCGTTAAGCGAAATTGTGAAGTGTACGAGCGCAATGGCTGCGCCTAATATAGATGTTATCTATCGTACACTTTTATGATATGCGGTTCGTACATTCTGGCAAGAGCTACTTCTCAGACCTCTTCGAAGAACGGGTTGGTCCAAATAGTGCCCTTTCTGTCCCTATTGTTTCGAATATGGGAGATGAGCTTCAGCGGAATGGTCTCGTGGTCGTAGTCCTTGTAGTTCTCGGCAAGGAATCTGTCGATTTTGGCTTTGCTCCCGCGAACACCCCATATCGGAAGACCTTTGGTGGAAATCGTTTCGTAATCTTGCATCCAAGCTGCTGGATAGTCGACCCGATATGTTTGCCCATTTACTTTGATAGCAATGCGCACAATATTGCAGTCGTCGAGAGCATTCATGAGCGTTTCGCACTGGCTTTCATAGCAATCGGTGTGTTCTTCGAACTCTTTGATGTACCGTTTGACGCAATGCTGGACACAAAGCATGAATTTTACAGTTTCTTTGTCGAACAAGAGAGATTCTTTCATAGTCGCATATCTTTCGCCCCACCCGGTGGGATTAGCAAGAAAATCGACCTTGTCAATATCGCCAAAACGTTGAAGGAGGTTTGGGAAGTTGTCAAAGATAGTTCCGCAAGCAGAATTGCCTAGGGCATATTTCCTGACTGCAGGTTCGTAAGCCCTACGTTGGTAACGAGGGTCAAGAAGCTCGCGAGGCTTAATACATACAGTTGTGTCGAGATATGCCTCCAATTCTTCTGAAGCGGCAATGAGAATCTGTTCGTTCGTCGTATCCGTTTTGAATTTTGGGAACAATTCGTGGAGGGCTTCACTGGCAGAATATATTGTTTCACCGTCGACAATGTAACCCATGAAATCCAAAGATGCATTGGAGTGAAAATATCTGCCACTTATGTTGCGTTCCGGGTGGTATGTAAGCTGTACTTTACCATAAAGAACCTCAACATTGTGTTCTCCTTTTGCTGCAGTGGTTCGGACGAGGCGGCAATATTTTGCAATATCGTCAGATATGAAAATGTTGCCTTCCAAAAAGAAATCGGTTGGATTTTTGAGATAGTCTTTGAATGCTTTGAAGGTGATTTTTTTGATGTACATGGAAACACTCCTATCTAAAGCTGTTATACAAAAAAGGGCAGACTTCCCAGAATAGGAAGCCTGCCCTTAATGCAGAAATATGAATTGTAATCAAGACCCAAAATATCAGTCATAAATGGTATCTATCATACAGTTACAAGTTTATGCAACTCGCATAATACGTCAACCATCACTCGGTATCGGCAACGCCCATATAGAGATGGTAGGTGGCGTTTGCCGTTTGGCAGACCCAGTGATTGTAGAACGAATTGTACGGCTCGGATGTGACGACATCTTCGTCCGCGTCATAAATAGCTGCTTCGCACCACGAAGGACCGTTCTTACGCGGGATGCAGCGCACATCCATGCACATACCATCGGCAAAGGTAACGGACTCGAACTCAATCTCATCCTGCTTTTTGCCTTCGTCGGTGTACTGCTTGATTTCGTTCATTCGTTTCTGGCTGATGGTAAGGCACTTGACGAAAACCTTGCGGAAATTTGTGAGATTTTCGTATATCATGCACACTCGCATGATGGCGCTTGTCAAGGCATCGACAGAACCTGGGTCGTTGCAAATCGCAGTCTTGTCGAAACAGCCAATGCCGTGCCCTGTCCAGAATCCGCCTTCATACAGGTGAACAGAAGCCGCATAGCAAAGACAACCATCAGGTTTGCAAAGCTGAATTTCGAGTGTGCAGCCATCGTATGTTTCATCGATTTTGCGCTTGTACACATCGAAGCTGATGTTATCAGGCACTTCCCCGCTGCCGTCCCAATGATAGGGATTGCAGCGAATAAGAAAGAGTTCTACGATTCCTTTTGCATAAATTTTCGTCATACCGACCTTTTGTTTGAACATAGGACTCATAATTCTTTTCCCTTCTCTTCGTTCAGCAATTCGCGTGCATGGTCGAGGACTTCCTTTGCGACAGGCTTACCGCCTTCGTTCAGAGCGAGAAATACTTCCAGGACCTCCGCACGGGTCGCATTCTGGTCAAGTTCAGCAACGCCAATGGAAGCATCCATGAACCAGTTTTTATCCAGAACGGAAAGGTCGTTGTAAAATACACCTTTGTACGGGAATCGGTTCTCGTAAAAAGCAAGCAAGGTCAACATACGCTGCTTGCCATCAACGATTTCGTAGTAGTTGCCATCGTCGTTTGCGCGAATAAATGGCAACTGCTTGAAGACGAAACGACCAATTTCGCGTCCTGCGAAGATGCTGTCCAGCAGCTTTTCCCTGTCCTCCTCATCCCAAACAGAACCACGCTGATAATCGGGATTGAAGTCAACGCCGAACAGGTAGTGATAATTGAGAAGGGAGTACACGTTGCGGTCCGAGTAATGCAGGCGGGATAGCGCAGAATTGCGCTTGGCGAAATGCGTATCTTTGTCATCATCCAGCGGGCGAACGTTTGTCCAAGCCCAGCAGGAATAGTTGTCGCTGTTTGGACCGCTACGGATAAGGTACATGTGCCCGTCTTCCAGAATCTCATCAACAACACAGTTCAGAAGATAACCTACCTGCACCTTGTCGCCGACAGCAAATCGGTAGGAGGGTTCCCCTGCCTGCTTGGCGGTATGATAGGCCCTTTCGTAGGAATAGCCTTCGAGTGCTGCTTGTTTCAGGTTGTTTTTTGTGATTTCTTTTCTTGCACTTTTCTTAGCCATTGCGATTCTCCTTAACCAATCCGATGGACTCCGAACAAAACAGCAGGAAGAAGCTGTTCATACGGGGTGTATTGGGCAAAATCGTAGATTTGAGCCTCATCGCTGATGATGTATCCGCCAGGGCAGGATTCGCCATCGTCATTGGAACTACCGTTGTCCTCAAGACCTCGGCTTTTGAGCTCGTTGAGGTAATCCTCACGCATAGCATCGTATGCTTCTCCGGGAGTGGAATACTGCTTTGGATTTACCTTTGTGAAAAGATGGCCCTCGTCATCGGTAAAAGTTTTTGTGATGATAAACATAATTTACACTCCTTTTTTTGTAAGTACGCAAAAAGGCGGACCTCCAGATATTGGAAGTCCGCCTTCAAGCGAAATGTGAATTGTACGAAAGGCAAAGCACCTTTTCGATTGCTGGTATCTATCGTACAATTCTAATTGTATGAGTCTCGCACGAATGTGCAATGGTCTTTAGCCAAGCATCGTCACGTCCCCATCGACATACCAGATGTACTGCTTCCAGTTAGAAGCGGTCGCACCATGGATGAGCTTCAGCGCAGAGGCCGGAGGTACGCGGCTCGGCTCAAACGACGTTTCACAATGTTTTTCCAGGCCATATTTCCGCAGAACAATACTCGGCATGACTCTGCCAAGTTCGTACCACTTGCGAGACGGAATACGGCTGCAATGTTCGCGGTGAATTTCAGCGTATTCCTGCTGGAATTTGTGAATGGCCCGAAGCAGCTGACACATCGGGCAGGTATTAAGGATGCCAGGGTCCTTGTAGCGGTATACTACAAGACGATATTTATCGTGTTCCTTGGTGGTCAGAACGACACCAAAATAGTTTTTTGCCATGATATTCTCCTCGTTTTAGTAGTTAGTACCATACTCCAGGGCGTAATCCGGACGCTGATATTCGACGACCGGCTTTTTCCAAGAGCAGATGGGTTCAGTATTGGCGCTCGGAAAATGAGAGCTGATTCCGTTGGTGGCAAGCAAAGCTGCCGTGCAATCCGCAATCTGTGCAAGAAGCTCAGGATTCCATCCAAAGGTGTCATCTCCGGTCAGCTGCTTGCACAGGACTTGTGCCGCTCGAAGAATTTCAGTGTCTTTGGATTCCTGCTGAATAGGTTTCGGTGCAGCAATTGTGACATTTCGTGCAATGACGTTTATGGGCAATGGCTCATCGACCCATTTTCCCTCGTAAATCTCACGGGCATAGAAACCGTCTTTGTCGAATTCGTCAAGGCGAACCCAATGGTCGGCTTCCCAGGTCCTTTGAGCGATTCCGTCTGGATTGATAGTAACCATCACACGTTCATCGTGTGCGTTGTTTCCCCAATGGGTTTCAGAGTCATTGCCAAACTCCTGAATGAGAAGTTTCCTTGCGAGTTCTCCATCGGTCAGTGCAGCCAATTCTTTGATTCGTTTTGTGTTCATATTTTTTCTCCTTTTTCTGTAAACAAAAAAGGCAGGCCCATCGTGGTGATGAGTCTGCCTAGTTGTATCAGTTTGTGAATTGTACGAGCGCTGAAATGCGCAGATGCTATCTATCGTACATTCACAATTTTACCGGCATCGCAAGCAGCGTCAAGCTGTAGCAGCGGCGTCAGCAGTTGCTTTTTTGGCTTCCGTGTATGCTTCGTAAGCCGCGTGATATTCACTCAGCTTAATCTGCGTAACGGTGTCTGGAACCTTGGTGCTGCGAGTTGCATATTCGCAGGAATAATATCCGTAGATATTTCCCTGCTCATCATCCCACAGCTCCGTAGTGATGCGGCCAGAACCGTTGAAGTCGGCCCACCAGAACTGGTTGGCAAGGAATTTCTTGCCGTTCACGTTCTTACAGACCTCATCTTCCCACAGGCAGTTCATGGGCGAACGCTGTTTGAAGATGACAAAACCGTGAGGGTCACGGCGTTTCATGACCTGAGATTCGTATTTGGCGAGCAGCTCTGGTGTCAATTCGACCGTCAACCGGTCATTCAAGACATACGAGAATTTCTCACCGGGAAAATATTTGTCGAAGAATCGCTTCGCAATTTCAACGAAGTGCGCTTTTTCCTCCTTTGTCGAAAAATAATTCTTGTAGAATTCGGAACCGGGATTTACTTTGAATGCCATTTCAACCATTGCCATTACTCCTTTTCCATTTGGATAGTCCAGCCGTTTACATCGGAATAAACCGCATAGAGCAGCGTTGCGAAATTGTAGCCTCCGTCATACAGCGTATAGCGAAGGGAGATGTTCAGCGCAAGAGTACGTTCCTTGACGATGCCATCGCAATCGAGATAGCTGAACGTCTTTGTCGGATTGGTAAGCCATGCTTTACGTTCTTCATTAAACTTATCTTCATCGTATTCCACGATTTCCTTGAAATACGAATCGAACGTGACGAGCTTGACTGACGAGAAGACATCAGCCATCATTCCGCACTTTTCAATCAGTTCATCAGGCCATTCGACCTTGATGATTGCTGCGCCGTTGTCTTTCAGCTCTTTGTGAGGGCTGAGCGAAACGTTATAGCGCTCACTGAGAAAGCCGAACAGCCAGGACCAATCGATAGTTTTCAGGAAACTGGCAGCTTCCTTGGCGTCCATGAAAATTTTGATTTCTTTACGTGCCATGATATATCTCCTCACTATATTATTCGGTGCCGAATTTAGCCCACGCTTCTTCGACACTCATGTGATAAACCGCCTTAAACTGTTCTTTGAAATACGCATTGAACAATTCCCGGTGGTGAGGGCTCATGATGACTTCAAGAGTAAAGTCGGGGTCGTCAGTAGAACTGTTGCAGTAAGATACATAGGCATGAATGGTATCGTCCGGATGCCAGTCAATGTACATGTTAATCCAATCTGCATTTTCTTCTGAGTTCAAATCAAGGCCAAATGCCATATCAGCATCAAACCAGATAGGAACATAGACGTTAATCCAACCGTCGTAGATAACTTCCGCTTTGCCGTCGAGCACAAACCGCATCAGCTCAGCAAAGTTCTGCACCACAATCGAATCTTGAGTGCAGAGGTCATGAACCAACTCATTGTGAGTCATTATGAAATGCCTCCTTGTTATTTGTTTTTTTGGTTTTATTATTTTTTGAAACTGTCGAAGAACCGAATCATCTCGCGGTTTACACCGACTGCGGATTCGGATTCAGGATACAGTGCTGCAAAAGCATGAACGGTTTCCTTCTTGGAAACAAACCCGTAATCGTGGTGAACGCGCTCGTTTTCGAGGCATTTCTTAAACCCAAAAGTCTGTTTCTTGAGAAAGTCCTTTTTCCCGGTGCAGATATAGCACGGGGGGACGAGTTTGGAATAGGTCTCAGGCTTGATGAACTCAGCATAACTGTGATTCTTCCAGCCCTTAGACATATAGTAGTTCTGAAGCAAACCTACCTGGCCCTTGTAGATGTAATACATACCGCTCTGCAGGCCCATCGCGTTGATGACGAGCTTCTTGGCTGCCTCGGGTACGTTCTCTTCCAGCTCGTCCTCTACCGGCTGCATCTTGACAGGATAGCGGAGAATAGAGCTTGCCATGCAGGCAAGGAATGCGCCAGCGCTGTCGGCAACTACAAAGACCTGATTCAAGTCACCAACGAAATCTTCAGCACGTTCAGCTACAGTAGCAAACGCATTGATGACATCAGTGATTTGGCCAAAGATGTTGGTTTCAGGGACCAGACGGTAATCCGGCACAAAGGTGAGATAGCCTTCCTTAGCGAGCCAGGTTGCCAGGTTCTGATTCTGTTCTTTCCGGCCAGCAATCAAGCCGCCGCCATGGATATCGATGATAATCGGATGCTTTTCGGCATCGTTATCCGGGCGATAAACGTCCATGAAAAGATTTTGCTTGCCGCAAATACCAATCTCAGTGGCAGTTATGCCTTCATGAGGCATAACAGGCTGAGACTTGATAATTTCTTCTACATGGGTGCGTTCTTTCTTGGTGGCGGCATTGATGAAATTCATGATAAAAACTTCCTTTCAAATTGATAAAAAAATAGCGGCCGCCAATCTATAAAAAAAATGAGATTAGTGGCCGCTTGGGTGTTATTGGAATTCAAATGTGTATTGGGTTCCTCTTTCGGTTTTGACAAAAATTCTGCTTCCTGCAAAGCCAATAGCTTTTACTGTGCTGGTACGCAGGACGTCTTGTTGTTTTGGTGTTGTTGTTTTGAATACGAGTGGCTGCCCACTTGACAGCTCAAGAGTTCCGACCCGTCCAATGAGCGGAAGAACTCTTGCGTTGAGACTCGTGGTGCTGTGAAGCACACAACTGCTGTTAATCCGCATCATTGTCCTCCTGATATGAACTGGTCAGATATCCACATCCGGGTACTGATTCAACACATGATTGAACCTATCATCCAGGTGCTTGTCGTTTTCATCCCGTTCGGGATAATTAAACTTTCCTTCCTCTTCTGCTGCATCCCCCAAGCGTTCCATGAGTGCAATGACGCTTTCGAGCCAGGCGGAAGCCTTGCCAAACGTGTCATCCTCTTTTCTCTTGGCATAGAGCATGTCAGAGACTTCTTCGAGAGCCATTTTCTGCTGGTACAAAGTATTCCAGTTGATGTGCTCTACAGCGGAACGCAGGGGAGTTAAGTGTTTTGTTTCTGTTACAGTGTTCGTTACGGTCATCTTTTTATTTCTCCTTGTAGTGTTTAGTTACGATAAACGTCAGCAAAGCACCGCAAAATTCCAACAAAAAAAGCAGACCTCCAAACGGATAGTCTGCTTCTCAGAATTGTGAAATTATAGCGTATGTGTGCTGTTATCTATCATACAATTTTTATTGTATGCGTTTCGCACGAATACGCAATAACTATTTTTTAGAATTAAGAATCGGAATTTTCCGAACTGTTGCTGTTATCATCGGAACTGGACTCAGCGTTTTCGTCCGCCGTGGAATTGTCACCAGATTCAGCGTCGGTGTTTTCTTCTGCGCTTGTATCCTGTTCGACAGTCGAATCACTGTTGACTGATGCGTATGTACCAGTCAAGATGACGGGAACTTCACCATAACCCAGATAACCGCTAATCAGGCTGCCGGAATTTTCGACTAGGTACTTGGTTTCTGTCATGTTCGGGAACAAGTAAATATCCTGAATCGTAGTGCCCTTCACATTAGCGCTGTCAAAGGTATCGTTGCACGCCGCAACAACACTATACCCGTCATAGTTCCAAACCAGATAGAAGTTCTTGCCGCCAATTTCAACATCATAATCTGCATCTCGGAAATCTTCAAAGGTACGATACTGCTTGCTGGAATCGAAAGCGACAGAATCGTTGTTCGTCCAATAAAGTCCGGACGGATTGCCAAACAAGCCATACAGGAAGTTGAACTGCTCTTTCGGTTCTCCGTCAGTTGGATAGCCGTCGAATTTGTCCGGAGTGACAGACGAATAATAGAGGCCGTCAAGGAACGCATCGCCGATATTGATGCCATCATCATTGGCTGCACGACCGTCCAGCATCAAGGTCAGTGAACCGCCGTTATATCCAATCGGATAATAGTCACAGCCGTCTTCTTTGCTGGCAGTGTGAATTGAGAAATCGCTGATTTCCTTTTCCACGCCTTCGCCTGTAGATTCGGCATTGATTTCACCAATGACTGTATCGCCGTTTTCGAGTTCGTTCAGTTTCAGATATCCCTTTACAGGCAAATCTCGGACATCCTGTAATGCAACGTCCGTGATATCCAGCGTTTTGCCGGTATCAACACTTCGCAGCGAATAAAACTTGCCGCCGTCATCATAAGACAGAGGGCTCTGTCCCATCGGAATGCCGTCCGGCCAGGTAGTGTCAGGATTGTCCAGCGTGCCGGGCGTGAAATCCGGGAGATTCGACAACAAAGACCAGGCATTGATGGGTTCCGGGGTCGGTTCTGCTGTCGGTTCCGGCGTTGCTGTGACGGCAGCCTGTGCTGCTTCGGCACTTGCCGCTGCGGCCGCCTGGTCTTTCCGTTCCTGAACCACAGCTGTGGCGCAGCCGGAAAGTGTCACGGCGAGTGCCATGGCAGCTGCGGTGATATTGATAATCTTTTTACTCATACGCGTTTTGCCTCCTTATGTTTGCGGTTTTGCCTAATGCCGAGGAGTGAGAGACCCACCACGCCGATAAGCAAAGTGAGGAGTCCAAGTCCAAAAGCAAAGGCAATATATTGAATTACGTCGATGAGTTTAAGCCATTTTGCGACTGCAGCGCCTAAAACAATCAACAGGCCAAAGCAGCCGGTCAGATAAATGAGAAAGCCAAACTGTGCAGTTCTACTGAAAATCGATTCGAGTGTTTTCATGAGAAACTCCTTTCTACAAATTTCATGGTATGCAATTCGCAAGAACCTGCAATAGGAAAACAAAAAAAGCTGCCCAGCCGAAGCTGGACAGCCTATGTATGATTATGTATTATCGTCTGTTATCTCGTTCTTGTCTTCTGTGCTCACGTTCCTCGTATTCTTTTTTCTGATACTTGAGTCGTTCATTCAGTAGGAAGGAGTTTTCATCGCGAGTCATTTGCAGTTTTACCTCGTACCAGCAGCCGTAAAGAAAGGCTGCCAGAATGCAGAAGCCAACGATTTTGACTAAGAGGTTGAAAAGAACGTTCACAATAACCGGGAAAATATAGCCGATGGCTTTGGCGATAAGCAGGATGAGCCCACCGAAGACAACGATTTTTGCGATTGTCTGAACAACGGGCGGGAAATCGCCCAGGACTTTGGAAATGGTATCGTTAATTTTGGTGATGATATTAGTGTTTTTGCCACCGTTGTTATTATTTTCTGCCATGTCGGTTCCTCCTTTTTGTGCCAATTATAGCATATATCGGTACAAAACGCTACACCCCACATGAGGAATCTTGATGTTTAAGCAATAGCTCAACAAAAAAATGCCGCCACCCTTTCGGATGACGGCAAGTGATGTTATTTCTTCACGGGGATACTCTGGTCAAGAATAACATCGAAGTTGTAGTGCGGCATCTTAGATGCATCACCACCAGCAGCTTCGAGGGTCATGTAGAAGTCCTCGTCATTCATAGCCTGCACGAGAGTGTTCATCTCGTTGCAGGTATGTTTGAGCATAGGACCGCGCTTATTGCAGAACATCACAGCCGAAACAGGCTGAATGCCCTGTGCAACCATGCCATCCCAATGAGTCCGCAGCTCGGTTACAGACTTCAAAGTAGCAACGCCGCTCATGAAGTCATAAATCTTGCAGTGGGACTCGTCGATATGTTCCAGAACGTCGATACGAGTCCGGTTTGCGTACAGAGGGAACTGGAGTTCAACTTCATTCCCGGTGTCTGCAACCAGCCGATTTGCAAAATCCTGCGCATATTTCTCAAGAGTGAGAGGCTCGCTTTCGAGAGGCTTCACGTTTTCGGCAATAGCGTCGAAAATTTTACGCCATCCCTTGTCGCTCAGGTCGATATCCGACTTGTTGGCGAGGGTATTCAAGAACCCACGCGGCAGACCGGAAATATCAACAGCAACAACGCCGGTGAAAGCGTTGAAGGCCGGGTGACGAGCCTTGTCCCAGATGGTATCAAACTGAGCGGTGGCGATAACACGCTCGCCGAGCTGGATATCCAAGCCTTGCGTAAGCATGTTGTTCTGGTAGAAATGCTTCAAGTCATAGCCACCAGTAACAACACCTTTGGTCGCATCCGTATCCAGCTGACCACACTCAACCTTGACAGGAATCTCGTACCCATCATAGTCAACAGTGAAGTTCTTTTCCTTCTGCTTCTCCTTATACGGCTGGAAAATAGGCTTGACGAGCACATCGCACGTCTTGCCATTCGCCATATGGAAATCAGGAATCAGGATACGGGCGGGAGCAACGCCGGTAGCGTCAGGTGCCAAGTAATTGCGGTACTTGACACCAAAGTGCTCAGCCAGGCAGGTACGCAGCACGTTCAGGCTGGTGACCCGGCTCTCAGCGCAGCTGCCGTTCTTGGTCAGCATGGTGCTGGCGGTAGCCTTGTCCATCTCCACATAGATGATGGTAGAAGGAGCGCCAAGAGCCTTAAACTGCTCACGCATAACGACATCTGCCATAGGAATCTCTTCCTGCTCGGACATCGTCATGGTCGTGGCGAACGGGCCGTCAACGCGGTGATAGCTGTCCTCTCCAGGCTGCTTGGAAGCGATGAACCAGGGATACTTGTTGCGGGTGGCAACCAAAATGAAATTATTCAGGCCAACGCCATGGATGCACAGCGGGCCCTCATTGCTGTGGCCGTTGCCAAACTGTAGGTTTTCCGGCAGCTTTTCCTTAGACATACCATTGCCCCAGTCGGCAATAACCACACCGATTAGGTTTTTGGCATGGCCTTTCACAATCGCGACCAAGATGTTAATGGCATCTTTGCAATTAGAGATGGCATTATCAACCGGTTCACAAGCGGCATCGCTCATGGGTAACTTCTGGCGCGAAATAGCGTCAAAGTAATGGTTGGTGATGCCGACGTTGAAAGTGACGTTGTTATTCTTCTTAGCCATAATATAACCCCGTAACGTGGGGCTGCCGTGCTGCTCTCGAATTTATCTCCACAGCAATGTGAGCCCCATATATCGGGGATGTTATTATTCTTTTTTGTTGTTTGTTTTGCAGGAGCTATCGGCAATATCAGAAACTGCCTCTTTGATAGCCCCGAAAACATCGGTTGATTTCAGAAAGTCTTCGGCCAATCCTTTGATGTGGCTGTAATTTTTGAAGACTTTCTTGACAAGAAATGCGCCAGCGATTGATACTACTGCCAAAAGCAGCAGAAATTTCGCGGCCCCGGTCAGTTTCACTTGCTCCAGCAGGAGCGCGAGTATCACACCATCTTTGCTCAGCTAGGTCTTTATTAGACTGTGAACGAATGAACCATAGCTAACTGCAAATTGCTTAGCTTTGGTTTCGTGGCTGCTGATAATGGTGTCTACTCGCTAAATTATGTTTCGAATCATAGACAGCAACTATTTTTTTACTTAGACACCTTTCACCCCACGACTATAGTCGTAGAGCTTCTGGCTAACTTTTATAGCGATACAAATGCGTTAAGCACATATGAATCATTACAACATGAATGTGTCAATTCTGATTGTTACCCTCAGAATGTTTCTTTAGTGTTGGCCTTTCACCCCACGGTTGAAACCGTGGGCTTTCCCAGCCTTCATTTTGTAAAAGTCAGGAGCTTACCGTGTTCGCCTTGGATGTAGAGTTTCATGGCTTACTTTTCCTCCTTTTTCTTGTCGGCGTTCAGAATCTTTTCCAGAACGTCGTTATAAAAATCGTCAAGGAACAGACCGGTTTCTTCATCCGCTTCCGGAGCAGTGAAAACACCGTCTCCTTCAGCTGAATCCTGTACAGCGTCGAAGATACCGACTGCGCCCCAAAGCTCATCGGCCAGATGGTCATAGCCGAGGTCCTTTACTTTTGCCGAGAGGTCAATCAGCAGCATTTTCTGCCGAAAGAACTTGTTCATATCCAGGCCGATGTAGGGTTTTGCTGCAGTATTGTTTTTCTGAGACTTTACTTTGAAAATACCCCAGTCAAAATTGCTGTCTGCGCCGTACATATACCCGGATGCGAGGCAGAAGCCTTCAGCAGCACTGTCCTCAACGTTGATACCGACTTCATAATCGCTGCCGGAATCTTCATCCAGGTTAATCGCAGAGCCTGTTGCCTTTTCGTACTCTGCCTCAATGTCAGCTTTCATGGCTGCCAGCAGGGCGTTGAAATCGGTGTTCTGGGAAAGCAGATTCATGTTTTCGCCTTCCTGGTTTTTAATGAGAATGTACATAGTATTTACCTCCTAACAATCAAATCATGCTGTCAGACAATTTGTCGATAGCTGCCGTGATGGCTTCGTTTTCCATCTGAGCAATACGCTCAAACAGATGAGACCAGTCGATGGCATCATAGACACGCTTGACAAACGCATCATAGGTGCCACCGGCCTTCATCATTTCAATTTCAGACTCATAGCAGCCGGGCTCCTCAAGTATGAACTTGATATCGTCGGTTGGGTTGATTTGTATTGTTGCTTCGTACTCATTCATTTTAATTATTTCCTTTCTTTTATACGCAAAAAGGCGAACCACCCAAACGGGAAGTTCGCCTAAAGCGCATTGTTAAGTGTGCGAAGGGCAGGGCGCCCTTTTCGATAACTGTTATCTATCGTACATTTTTGATTATAGGCCGTTCGCATAAATCCGCAACAAAAAACCGCCACCCAAATGGGCAACGGTAATGAAAAATTAAATTTCAGCGCAGAACATCGCGAGTTTCTGCCACAGCAGATAGGTGCTGTACCTCATGCGTACCTTTTCAGGAACACCAGTAACCAAACACCATTTGTGAGCAGTGGCTTTGATGCGGGGAATCTGCCTCTGTTCGGCTTCGGTAAACGTCTTGCTGTATAGTCTGCGACGGCGTCCGGAATTCCAAAAGGCTCCTTCCATCGTTTCGCAAATCAGAGCGTACGCCAAATAGCTTTGGGCTTCTTCGTGAGTCAATGTAACCATCGTTTTCATGGCTGTCACCCTGCCTTTCTCTCATTGCGAGCCATATGCAGCGCATAATCAAGCGCGTCAGGGTCATCGGCCAAGAATTTGGCTTCCCGAATCGTACCAAACTTCGGGTGCTTCACGATTGGATATTTATCAAAGACTTCCCGTTCCTGAATGAGCGTGCCATTCTTGTATATTACCTCAACGTTATGGGACGGAACCGCGTAATGACGGATGCGGTCACATTCGCCCTTATAGTTGATAGGAGTGATACAGCCGATAGGCTTTCTCTCTTCCATCCCTGTAACGGTGACTAGAAAAGCCTTAATGGTTCGAGCTTCGTCTTCCATATTTTCATCGTAGTACTTGAATGTATTGAACATCGAAGTACCTACTTTGTAAGCATCTTCTTCGAGACAAAGATACGTTCCGTTGTAACGGCAGAACCAGAGCATTGGCACTGCTTTTCCAGTTTCCTGTGCTTCTTTTGCATAGCGCTTGAAAATCTTTATGTCCAGCTTGAAATCCTCGGTGTAATGCTTCACCGTGCTTTTCACGATGAGTTTCAGGAAATCACAGATGGAAATAGCGGTCATAGTCATATTGGAAGTCATAATAAAATCTCCTTTTTAGTCAACCATAACTTTAGAAATATTCATGTCATAGCGGTTAAATTTAGAAATATAGTCAAAAATGGTATTTACTTGAGCTTTTGTTGCGGTTTTGGTCTCATCCATATCGAGGAATGTATTGCCCATCGAAGGATTACGAATGGCAATCCAACCGCGTTTATATAGGAAATCGAGACCCTTGCCGCTCCAGTCATACGCCATATTGAGAACTTCATGGTCAGAAAGACCAAACGTTTCTCGATTGCGCATGATGATGCGGCCAGCCAGGGCAGCGTGCTCGCCAAACTCGCAGGCATACCAGGTGCCATCGGGAGCAATCAGACCATATTCGGTCAGCTGATGCTGAATGGGTCTATCACTGATATAGCTGTTGTACAGTCGCTGACGGCGTTCAACGGATGTGCCTTTCATGTTTGCTTCAATCCAAGAGGCAAGCTTGGTCCAAAAATCGGTTTTGTAGAATTCCGGGTTGGATTCCTGCTCAGGAAGCGGTTCGCCATTGAATTCTGCAACAAGGTCTGGGTGGGTAAAAAGCCATGCACCGTTGTTGAATGCATCAGAATAACCCGTTTTCCCATAGAGGAAGCACTTGATACCGTCATAGCTGCAATCGATATAATGATGTTTTGCATTGGTGCAGAGCGTTTCATAGCTATCAGTCATAGCAAAGCGGTCAACATAATTGAGCGGATGTGCAATCATATCCTCACGAATTTGATTGACCAGCATCTTGTGTTGAAGCTCCTCAACCTTCTGCCCGAGGGAACGAACATGAACATTGTCATCGACAAGTTCAAACTCATTGACACCAACAAGTTTTTTCCGGCCTTCGATAATGTCCTGGCAAACATGCCTTTTTTCTTCCTCGTTGCCACCCATCATGCAGGAGAGCAGCAGCTCCTCACACTTTTTATACGGCTTGTCCATATTCCAGAACCAGTCACGTGCAATGGCGGTGAGGAACTCACCATCCATACTGAAATGTAGTTGTTCACCCATGTTGGGTAACCTCCCCAATTATTATGTGTTGTTCTCGACAAAGTCTTCGCATTCCTCGCTGGTCAAAACCACGCCGAAATAGGCAACACGCTTGACGGTGGTTTCCCACACGCGAACGGTGCGTGCCATTGGCTGAACGACCCAGGAATGACAGCGCCAGAGCCCGTCTTCGGAAAGAGCATAGCCCGTTGCAATAAAGCACCGGTCTTTGTTTTTATACCAAAGCCGTGCAGAATTGTAATGGCACTGGCAATCCTGGCCTTCCCTCATATAGCTGCTGCCATAAAAGAACCGGCCGCGTTTGAGGATTTTTGGGGCGTCTTCGTCAAATTCCGTCATGCAGACTTCATCCCCGCCAAATGTGAGGATTTTGTCATGCAGCTTCTTCATAGCATCGAGCGTTTGAGTATCGAAACCAGAAGAGGTGTTGTAAATCTGGCTTTTGGTAAGCCGCATTTTCCAATCCTCGTTCATTGGGTTCCAATGAATCGGCGCAGGCATCTGGTTTGCGGTGAGAATGGGGTGCTTAGAACTGTTCCAGCCTTTCATTACAATTTCTCCCTGATAGAACGCAGACAGCTCAGGATTTTTGCATACAAACGGTAACGATTTTCGCCGCTCGGTACAAAGTCACCAAGCTTTTTGGAAATGAGAAGTTTATCAAATGCCTCCATAATATCAAAGACGGTGAACAGCTTGTATTGTGCATTTATATGATTCACACGGAACTCGACATCTTCGACAAGATGCCAATATTCCATGCCATACAACATCGCGCCGCTTTCGTTTGCTTTTCGGTCTTGCTCTTCGTCTGCATCGTCACACACAATATAGACACCGTTTTCGTCGAGATAGTTCTCGAAGACGTCGCAGATATCGGAGGCAACAGAACGGATATCGGAATTTGCCTTCACCTCAGGTTCAGGCTGGGCGGCTTCAACTTTGTACTCGATACTGTCGTGACGAAGTGACTCTTCGATGCCATCAAAAACGATGTCCGCGCAGTCGTTATCATTCCGACACGCTTCGAAAATGTTTTTGACGGATTCGATTGCCTCTTTGGAATCGGAGCTTCCCTCAACAGAGAACTCCAAAGGAACCAAGGCAACAACTTTGTATTTATTCTTCATGATTTTTTCTCCTTAGTTTAACAGGATGCCGCAGCATTTGTTCAAGGCAAGTGCGCTTGCAGCGAGAGCAGCAACCTTCTCAAAGGTAATGCTCTCCGCAATTGCACAGACGCTCATAACAATGAGCAGAACAGCTGCCACAGCAGATACTATTACTATCTGACTTTTGATGCCGGTTTTCATGAGCTTTTTCTCTTTCTGTTTATGCCCTTATCGGAGCATATCAATGATTTTTCCAACCAACTCATCATTGGTCACGAACTGATTACGTCCTTTTGCGCCGAGCGATACAGAGGAGTAATCTTTCATACTGGCGGCATAGCAAACCATGTTCTTGTCAGACAAGGGCTGATAGCAACTCTTTTCAGTGCTGACGTAAACGCACTTATTGTTGAGAACGTTCTGAATGTGGCCAGAGCAGCCAACACGCTTACCGTTGATGATGATGTTGTGTAGGTTATGGGTTAGCATAAGGTCTTTGCTTTCGGTTTCTTTTACCTTTAACTGGTTCAAGAGTTTTCGGGACAGATAAACGGTTGCTTTCATTGTGACTTCCTCCTAATTCAAATGAAGTATTTGTAAGCGGCAGTTAAGCGTTTGCGGTACAGGTCTAACGTGGTCAGCCCTCCTGCATAGACTTTGCGGGAAGAGATTATCACGTTGGTTCCTGCTTCCATATGGGAGAAGAACATCGAAAGGCAATCTTCCAGGCTGTCGCTTGTAGTGAGAGTTTCGTACACCGGATATGAGTATTTGGCGGCTTTGCTGTATGTGCTATTGAGCTCATACACGAAGAACATCACCTGTCCCGTAACGGTGTTGGGGTCATAGCCATTGCCATAACACCAGTTGAAAAGGTCTGTCTTTCGGCTATAAGTCCATTGCAGGAGTCCATAGCCGCCATCCGAAGGGTTTTCGGCCGAGGCTTTAAGACCGCTTTCCATCGACATGCAGCCCATCACTGCGGCAGTACCGGCCTTTGAAAGGCCAGCGGACCGCAGAGCTGTGTAGATTTCAAGCTCATTGTCGTTGAGATTATCTGGAATTGTTTCGGGTTTCGGTTCAGCTTCTTCGATGGCTGCTTCTGCGGTCTCAATCCGTGGTTCCGGTTCTGCAGCATCGGAAGATTCGACCTCAGCAGTTGTAATTTCCTCCTGTGCTTCTTCGGAAGTTTCCGTTATCGGGAACGCTTTATCGAGCTCATTCACCGTTTCAATGGGAGTGGAAAAAGCGATAGGTTCGGTTTTGGGAGCTATGTTTTCCTCTGCGTGTGCAGGAACAGAAAGCATAAAACCCATGCAGGCGATGATGGTAAAAATACACATCACCGCGACGACAACCAGGACATGCTTGTTCCGAAAAATGCTGTTATTATTCTTTTCGACTTTCATTTTGTGACTCCTTTTTTGTGTCTTTTCCTTGTAGCGGAAGATTGTGATTTGAGATTTGTGGTTTGTTTTGAATTCCTCCTTTTTCTGTAAACAAAAAAAGGCAGGCCCATCATGAAGATGAGTCTGCCTTGAATGAGAACAGAATTATGAATTGTACGAGCACGCGGTGTGCAAAGTAGATGTTATCTGTCGTACAACTTTAATACTATGGAATTCGCAAGGATGTGCAAGAGCTTTTGATGTGCTTCTTTTTCAGGCTTCGTTAAGCCATTTCTGAGTGATATCCATGATTTGATTCTGAAATTCCGGGTCCGGCAAGGTTTTGCTGTCTGCCCAAATTGAGTTACGGACGATTGGGTAATCGTACACGACGCCGTCAACGATATAGGGCCAAAGAACAACTTCACCACCCACAAGCCAGAGCTTTTGGACTTTGACAGGCTTCGCGTATCTTGTGAGCCAGCATTCACTGGTCACGACAGAATCCGCCACATATTTCTGTGTTTCTTCCTCAGTTAAGAGATTCGGGTCTTCGTCCTTGATGTTGTACATTCGGACAATGAACGGTAACGGCATGTCCTTGGAGTATTTTTTGTTCTGACGCAGCTCAGCGAGCAGGAATTTTGAGACAAAATGCGCAATGCCGATGCTGGTCAGGCAGTCGTCAAGGGTATGCCCAAGACAAATTCTTGGGATTTCCTGGTCCTCCCCTTTCATCCGATTCGTTGGTATCTGCGGAACAACATCGTCCGGCAGGCATCCGGTGTCTGCCATGATATGATTTTGCCTCTTTCATGAAGCTATTTATGTATTCTTTTTCCCATCCGGCAGTTTTTTCATAAGTAGAACTATCACTATCCCGCATTGAATAGCCATATTTGTTTTGGTGATTCGCGAGCCATGTTTTTCCGCAGCCCGCAAATACGCTTACGACCATTGTTCGTCTCATCAATCAGGGCAATTCCTTTCTTTGAAAATAAAATATATTTTGTATGGCAACAAAGACCATAGCGACTATGAAAGCACCACTACGAATAGAGGCGCTCTGGCAGCTAAAAAGAAGCTGCTCACTCCTCCGAAGAGGGTAAAAATCCTTCCCCAAGGTCATAAACGGTTTAATACAGCCACACCTGTCGGCTTTGCCTCAGCTTTACGTGATGTGTTGTCTTAGAGCGTGCAGTTAGGATTAACGCCACACGGTAACTATCTATTCGCTTATAACGGAGTGCTCGAAGCACTTATGGTAGTCAACATATCCTTACGGACACTTCTAAAGTGCAGACTTGCCGGAGCAAGCCTGCGACTTTAGTCGTGGGTTATTGACTTGTTTTTGGAGCGTCACCATTTATGGAACGGGTTCAGAAGTCCGGGACGGTATTCGTTATCGACATACATCTTGATGTCGTTATCGTCCAGGGCATCCAAAATGTTCATCCAGCATTCCGCTTCGACGTGCATCTCGCCGTCCATTTTCAAGGCCCTGTCGCACTGAACTAAGTCTGCGCGAAAAGAATTCACATAGAAGCAATCTTTTGCGGCAGCCGCGAACCTGGTAAAACTGTTCTTGGTATTTGTGGTCATAGTATTCATCCTTTCTGAAATATTTTTGTTTCTAATCAATACATACAAAAAAAGAAGCAGGCCCTCAAAAGAGAGTCTGCTTACTTGTGCATGACAGATTGTTAATTTAATGTTCAATTAGGAGGTAAGTGATGGTATCTGTTATGCAATTATTATTTTAGGCGGTTCGCACATTCGTGCAAGTGGCTTTTTTAGCTTCGTTTGTTTTTTGGCATCGCGTTGGTCCAGCCCTTAGATTTGTGTTTTTCAGGGGCATCATCAATCATGGCAAGGATACCCGCGACTTCAGTCGTGGGAGGATTTGCCCATTCACTTCCTTTCGATTAAATAGTTTGTTGCAGGCTCTAATAGTCGCAGTTTTTTAAATGAAATGCTATTCGTAATGGTTGTACCATCGAATTTTCTTAAAGCGAAATATCCCGATGACCTGCGTCCTGAAATAAAACATTCCTGCTCGTTATAGAGCACCTTGTCCCAGAGGCGAAATCCTTTAACGATATAGGGCGCTTGATTTGCTTTTCGAATTCCACCTTTCAAGATTTTCGCTTTATGGATTTGCCGATTGTGGTGTCGAATTGCCTTCGTGCGGTAACAAACACTGCAAGGTTTAGCTAGTGGATGCTTGCTAATACAACGGGCATCGTTAACATGGCTTTTCTTGATGTCGTTTTGTTCACGTAACAACTTGGTTATATAGCCATATGTGTTTTGTACTGGAATATTAAGTTCGTTGCGTAGGCGTGTCAGTAGTGTGTTACGCATGATACCCATAAAAGCCGCATCGCGAAGCGTTTTACCACGTTTTTTGCCGTCAAGTGTTATCTTCCCTTTATGGAGGTTGTTGTGGCAAGTGGTACACAAAGTGATAAGGTTGCTTGGTGCATTACCGCCCACCTTACGGCTTTCAAGGTGATGTACATGCAGCTTGACGGTTTTCTTTGCGGTGGTATGAGCACCACAGCATTGGCATGTATAGTTATCACGCTTCAAAACATACTGGCGAACATTGTATTCGTCGTACATCTCACCGAGTTGGTAGTCGGTTCCTACCGGCAGAGGCTTTCCGGCAAGCATTGCTTTTAAGCGTTGCGTGTCAAACTCTGCAGTTTCTACTCTTACAAGAGTGATAGGCAAAATTCGACAGATGCGCTTGATAACAGTAATGTGCTCTTGGATTTTTACTTCTACCGAAGGTGCAAGCCAACCCTTATGTTTGCTGTGTACACGGTTATTGAATCTTGGCGCACGGTAACGAGTTTTGCGATTTCGCCTTGAACGGCGGTTCTGTCTGCGCGTAGATAGCAATTCTACTACATCGTTGCGAGGAGTGAACTCCTCACTGTAGAGTTCGCGCTTCTCTGTAGATGCAGACAAGCCAACATGCTTGCTGCCCGCATCTACACCAAGAGTGATAGGCTGTTTGTATCCCGCACTTCCATGCAGGAGTTTGATGGTGAACGGCGCGCGTTTTACAACGCAAGCTTTTTGCTGTTTCAACAAGATGCGAGCCTTTCCGGGTGAGCAAGGCATCAAGGGCTCGCCGCGCTTGTTAAGTACATACGCATATTGCATGATGCTATGCTCCTTTCGATAAAATTGCAGCTAAAAGGAAGCTGCTCACTCCTCCGAAGAGGGTAAAAATCCTTCCCCAAGGTCATAAGCGGTTTGATACAACCACACCTGTCGGCTTTGCCTCAGCTTTACGTGATGTGTTGTCTTAGAGCGTGCAGTTAGGATTAACGCCGCACGGTAACTATCTATTCGCTTATAACGGAGTGCTCGAAGCACTTAGGGTAGTCAACATATCCTTTCGGACACTTCTAAAGCGTAGACTCGCTGATGCAAGCCCGCGACTTTAGTCGTGGGTTATTGACGACAAAATCCCTATATGGCAGCCGCATCATAATATCGGAATAAATCGGTGCGTCCTCAGTCTCTGCCAATGTTCTGAGAAATTCCGAAGCGAAATTGTACACGGTTTTCGCTGCACGCCAATAGTTTGCGACGTATGCCATCGAAAATTGTGCGGCAAGTTCCCCATCCATCGCATCGGCGGCAATCTGACCGTTTTGGATAAGGCGGTGCCCAAGTGGAATAAATTCTTTCACATAATAGTCATAGCCCTTATCCAGTAGCTTGTTGGCCCCAGAATTCAAAAGAAACTGACTGCTCTGCTCGGCATACCAAAGAGCGCTGTTCACAATTATATTGTCCACAATGACACCTCACTGCCAATACAGTTTTATTGTTCCGTCAGCAAAAAGAATCTGGCTGTACTCCTCGCCGTCAAGGACAATGCAGCGGTCCTCTCCGTGCTTGTGAGCGCCGGTACAATACACAGTTTTATTATCGATAGCCGGAATGGACGGTGCCTTTGCCAAAACCGACTGACCGCGCATTGCGCAGATATCTAAGAAAGAAATGATGTGGTCGCCCACCCCGGAAAACCTCCAATCTTGTTCACAGTGCTTTGATTTGGAAAGAACCTTCAGCACGCGGCAATGGCTCGTCTGTGACTTTCAGAACGGAGCTATCTCGTTTCTCTGTCGCGTATCGAATGGTCTTGAGAATCTCATATGCCAGTTTGCTGTTATAAGCGAGTCCTGAATTGGAAATACCAAAGTTTCCGTTCCAGCCAACGCCAATCTTTTTAAGCTGTGGAATCAGAAGGTCTCGGGTTTCAATGATACCTACTCCATTCCAGCGGGCATCATGGTACGCCTGAAGGTGCTGCTCATCGTTACCAGAAATATCAAGTGCTTCATAGATGACGCCAAATTGCCCCATCAAAATACGTGAGTATGTATCCAGTGCATCAGCAACTACTTTCCAGGAAAGAGTATCCAAGCCAATGCTGTACTTATACGGAGCATCCTTTTCCGGCAGTTCCCGTGCATGATGCAGCATGTCTTCCAAGATAGCGCTGCACTTGTTAGAAGAGTCTTTAACAGGAGCCGTTACGTTCACAGCTGTCAGAGCAGCACAAGCACTTGCAATGTCTGCTTCGCTTGCTCCATAAGCCTCTCCAACCTCTTTGCAGATAGAGGAAAAATCGTTGCTATAAAACGTTATCATAACAGCAAGAGCGTGCAGAATGAAGAAGTACTGCTTGCTCGTGAAATCAATGTACATACGGCAAAAATCCTTTCACTTTTTACCCTTTCATTATACCGCGATTCGCAATTCCTCACAACGGAAAGCGCTAAATGGTAACAGTTTATACACATTCTTTTGCAATTGACATTCTCCCCCGCCTAAGCCCAACGGCTATAGACGGGGTACTCTGCCTTCAAATTTCATAGATGAATCAGTGGCAAATGAAGGCACTTTTGCTTCCTGGACAATTTTGTTGCTTTGCTGTATGATTAAAGTACAACAATTAGGGCAATACAAAAATCGATAACGGCGAGGTATTGACAAGATGGACGTGACAATACAGACGGTTCTCCGTCTCCATGAGCAAGGTATACCTAGAAGAACCATTGCCAAACGTGCAGGCATCTCATTGCAGAAAGTGCGTAAAATACTGATTACGGCCGGGGCCTGGTCAGATGAAACATCAGAAAAAATCGGGAAGCTGCGTGCGAACGGTATGTCAGTTCCTGAAATTGCAGAAGAATTGGGTGTAAAAACCAATACTGTTTGGAGCTATTTGCCATACAGCAAAGGCATGTATAATCAAGAATATCCGACCATTAACGCCATTCGAGTCCGAAATTCGAAGTGAAAAGCAAAGGAAAAAGCCCTCACCTGCACGGATACCGCACAGAATGAGGGCAGTGGCGCTTGCTGAAGGATTCGAACCTTCGGACAGTCTCCCATCGTCGGTTTTCTGGACCGATTTCATCAACCACTCGAACAAGCAAGCAGATGGCGCAGAGGGTGAGATTCGAACTCACATGCCGCGATTTCCGCGACGGCAGCTTAGCAAGCTGCTGCCCTACCGTTAGGCGACCTCTGCATAATGCACCTTTTAACGTAGGTGCGACGTAGTGACCCCTGGCAGACTCGAACTGCCGACTCCAGCTTGAGAGGCTGGCGACTTGGACCAACTTGTCGAAGGGGCCTTATGGTGTGCCGGGCTGGATTCGAACCAGCGAACCGAAACGGAGCGGTTTTACAGACCGCCTGCTTTAACCTCTTGCATACCGACACATATGGTGCTCCCGGCTGGAATCGAACCAGCGACACGCGGTTCTTCAGACCGCTGCTCTACCAACTGAGCTACAGAAGCATGGTGACCCGTGTGGGTTTCGAACCCACAATAACCTCCGCCTTGAAAGGGCGGCAACTCTACCAATTCGTCCAACGGGCCATATATAGCCGCAATCCTGCGGCGAGGGTTTATGCGATGACTAAGATGTCATCTATCTTGGTATCCAGCATCGCTGCTAATATCACAAGGTTATCAATGGTTGGAAGCGCGGTTCCAGCTTGCCATTTAGCAACCGCCTGCGGAGACACACCGAGCATGTCTGCCACATCCTTCACCTTTATGCCTGCTGCCTTTCGCAGGGCCTTGATATTGGCACCTGTCTGCTGGATATCAATAGTAGGAACGTTCATTTTTCTTGCTGCCTTTCTGTATTGCAGGCAGCAAAAAAGCTGCCTGCCGAAATCTCGACAAGCAGCTATGACATGCAGTTATCGCTTAGAAGACGCACCGCATCTGTACATGGTCTGTTTTTGCCTGTCGAGGAGTATGAGAAATAAAACTGCGTTCAAAGGACATGAACTCAGAATATTCGTAACTATACTCATACGACATGACATTAACAGTGTTGCACAGCATTTTGGGGTATCTCCTTTCGTTTCGTTCTGATATTATTATACCATGTTTTCGCAAGTTCGCAATCAACTTGTGGTTTAGTTTTTTGGTCTGTATACTCTCCAAAACAAAAAGCCGCCTCTTATGCGAGGACGGCTTTTCTTATTGTGGCAGGGGTAACACGACTCGAACATGCAACAAGCGGTTTTGGAGACCGCTGCTCTACCACTTGAGCTACACCCCTATATAGATACTCCAGCTGGGAGTCGAACCCAGATTAAAACGGGACATAAAGCCGCCGCGTTTGCCAGTTTCGCCACTGGAGCATATGGCGGGTTGTGCAGGGTTTGAACCTGCGGCCCACGGATTAACGGTCCGTTGCTCTACCAGCTGAGCTAACAACCCATAAATGGCAGTTGTTGTACTGCCGGACATGGTACTCCCCGAGGGATTCGAACCCTCAAAACGGTGCGGTTTGAGCGCACTGTGTCTGCCAATTTCACCAGAGGAGCTTATGGCGGGCGTAGCAGGATTTGAACCTGCGACAAACGGATTAACGGTCCGCCGCTCTGCCTACTGAGCTATACACCCACAAAAGTGGCAGATAATGCTCTGCCGGGCATGGTGCGCTCGCGGGAAATCGAATCCCGAACACCCCGATTAAAAGTCGGGTACTCTACCGATTGAGTTACGAGCACTTGTCGCGCATCTTCCGTGCCTTGCTTATGGGAACACAGCTTTGAGGAATCTCACTTCCGATGCGCATGAAAGTGAGCGTTGGCCGAGAATGGTCGAGTCGAACAACCGTTGTCAGGGTCAAAGCCTGATGCCTTACCGTTTGGCGAATCCTCGAATATACATTATGTATAATAGCATACACTTTAATAAGCCTGGCTGGAATTCACTCCAGCGGCATTAGAGTGACCTGATTTTGATTTTCTGCATCAAAAAAGCACCCATCAGGCGTTGTGCGTCTGACAGGTGCTCATATCGTGCAGAGTATGGAAAACAACCGATACTTGGATGATTTTATTCAACCATCACTGCACTATGATTTGCACAAACAGACAACACAAAACAGCCGAAGAGATTCCAATTGCTCCACAGCTTTTGCAATTTATTCTGTTTGTTCATCATAGCAGCAAACATCGTGCGGTTTTCCTTTCTTCAAATTCAGCGTCTTAATTATACAATATGTAAAAGCCAAAGTCAAGGCTTTTCGTAAAAATAATGGCAGGCCCGCGCTCATTGTTTGACCGGTCTCCAAGCAGCAATCTGCGCTATTGCATACGAGCACAGTACGCCTAAAGCGTTAGCCATTCTGGACTCGTAGTAAGCCAAAGCCAGGTCGATGGGCACCGTGATTGCAGCAGAGTCATCTGGCGTTTCCAGAACGGGAGTCCTGGTATTTTCACCTGGTATTCCCTCTTCACACCACTCACAAAAACAAAAAGCCGGGAAACCCCGGCAAAAATTTGGCGGTCAGAGTGGGATTCGAACCCACGGACGTTTGCGGCGTCGCTGGTTTTCAAGACCAGTTCCTTAAACCACTCGGACATCTGACCACAAAAGGATGGGGCGGGACCGAAATCCCGCCCCACAGCAAGGAGAAAAAACTATCGATTACCGTTAGTTAGAGGATGGCAAATTAGTGGATGCCCAGGGAAGCGGCATAAGCAGCTTCACGAGCGGCAACCTGTGCCTGCAGAGCAGCGATGGAAGCGGCATAAGCGGCTTCACGCTTTTCAGCAGCAGCCTGAGCTTCAGAGGTAGAAGCGTACTGGGGCTCGTTACCAGCCAGAGTGCCAGCATAGCCCTTGACGCCATCAGCGCCCTTAACAGTCAGGACTTCATGACCACAATGGTCACAGACGTAAACGTTACCCTTGCGGGTCCAGTTGTGATAGCCACAGCTGGTGCAGACGGTGTACTCATTGCCCCAGGTGCCATTGGCAATAGCGGCGGCAATTTCACCGTGCTCAGAGACTTCAACGTTCTTGCGAGGAGCGGTCGGAGTAGTGGTGGTAGTACCGTTGCCCTTGTTGGAGCCGGTAGAAGTGTTGTCCTTACCGGTGTTGTCCTTATCGGGGGCCACTACGTCGCCCTTGTCATCGGGAGTGGTGGTGCCGCTGTCGCCGGTATTGTCGCCCTTGTTGTCGCCCTTATCGTCGGGGTTGGTGACATCGCCCTTGTCATCGCCCTTGTTGTCATCCTTGCCGTCATCGGGAGTGGATGCAGAAGTGGCTTTCAGGGTCAGGACGTTGTCGTGGATGTCGTCGCCCAGGTAGTAGAACAGGCGGTCATGGTTCAGGCTCTTGCTGGATGCGGTGTAAGTATCACCGGAATCCGTGGTCCAGGCTTCAACGCTCTGACCATCAACGCTGCCGGGGAAAGTGGCAGTGTCAGTTTCGGTCAGCACAGTGTTGCCGTCAATCTGATAGTTGATGGTGATGGAACGCGGATTACCTTCGGCCGCATAGCAGGAAGTGATGCCGTCAGCGGTGAACCACTGGTCAACTGCATCGTACGGCAGAGTGTCGCCGGGATAGTAGTTGTAGGTGTAGCCGCCGTGGCCCTGCAGGGTAATCCAGTAACCGTAGTCATACTGGCTTGCCGGGAACGTCATAGAGCCGCCCGGAGCCAGGTCCTGGGAAGAACCGTTGCTGAAAGAGAAATGATAGGTGTCGCCGGTGGCTGCGAATGCCGCGACAGGCAGACAAGTTGCCATCATACCGGCTGCTGCAATCCCTGCGATTGCTTTGATGATTTTCTGATTACTCATGCTGTGTACTCCTTTGCTTTTTTGATTTTTTCGCCTATTTATGCTCATTTTACTGACATCGATTGCGTCAGCCAACCATTGCTGAGTAACGCCTTTTTGAGAACGATAATAGGTGATGTTTTTGCTGATATCCATCGCCTTTCCTCCTTTCTGCTGTTTACATTATACGCTAAAACACTGCACTTGTAAACACTAGGGCTTGCAAAAATTCTCTATAATTTCAATAATTTCTGGCACGATGCAAACTATGAGGGAGATTTCCTGGCGTTTGGAAAAAGCACCCCTATGACTTTGAGCTTTGCCGCACAAAAAGCGAGCCTCCGCTGCTTGGCGGGGGCTCTTCTTGTATTCTCAAAAACGTTGAATTCAATTTCACTGAATTCCGATTCAACATTATTTGGCGTGGCTCAGCTTGGCCCGGCAGCACGATGCCATGGCGGCCGAACACAATGATTCTCCAGAACGGAATTCTCGACATTCGGTGCGAATCGTATATAATCTAAATAGTAAACACAAAAAAGAGAGGTGAAGAGCCATGAAGGTCTTAGTCATTCCAGATTGCCATTTGAAACCCTGGATGTTTGCGCAGGCAGATACCATCATGAAAAAAGGCATTGCAGACAAAGCTGTCTGTCTCATGGACCTGGCAGATGATTTCGGGGTACATGATGATGCGCAGTATCTGGAGACCTATGAAACCGCAATCGCGTTTGCCAAGGAACATCCAGATACTCTCTGGTGCTACGGGAACCATGACCTGAGCTACATCTGGGGAAAACCGGAAACCGGATACCATCCGGAAAAAAGAGGGCTGGTGTGTCAAGAAATTAAAAAGTTGACAAATACCTTGCCAAAGAAAAGTCAGCTTGCATATATCCACAAAATTGACAAAACACTTTTCATGCACGGCGGCCTTGCAAATCTCTTTGTTCAGCTCCGGGTAGCACCACAGAACCGCAAAAATGTTCTCGCGGTTATCAAAGTTATCAACCAGATGGGCTGTGAGACAATGTGGGCAGCGGACTCTCCCATTTGGTATCGCCCGCAGCTGTCTCCGAATCAGAACGCAAAACGTTTGTATCGCGGCGGCAAATATCTGCAAGTGGTGGGGCATACGCCAGTCAAAGAAGTACACTTGGAAGACGGAGTTCTTTCCTGTGATACTTTCTCGACCTATCGTGACGGAACCCCATACGGGTCACAGGCTTTTTGTATCGTGGATACCATTACTTTGGAGTTTGAGACAGTTAAAGGCGGATGAGTGCCGATAAAACAAGCGTTGAGAGAAACGGTGCTATATGCTATAATATT